GGGGGGTACCAGAAAGGACAGTATATGCAACCACTGTCTAAAAAAGCGGGGTTAATGACTGGGTTAATGACTGGGTTAATGACTGGGTTAATGACTGGTTTAATAACCATTTTATTGACTGGTCTAATGGCTGGTCTAATGGCTGTGTATCTTCAGATATATTTTTGGATACATTTCCGAAAACACACAAGTACACAATTTAGGAAGACAGCGACAAATTATTATATATACCAATTTGTATGTAAATTTCGACCTATTTTTACATACTCAAAAGTAGGTTAATTTTTAGACAAATACAACACAAAAATATTTTTTCATCTTATTTAGACAAAACTAAATTATTAACATTCTAGAAGAATGTAAATGTTCCAACGTTGGAACAACTTGAACAACTTAGACCACTTGAACAACTTGAACAACTTGAATTTGTTTTAGGAAAGGAACAAGTTATGATTAATGCAAACGTAATCCAGAACGAGATTCAGTATGAATTGCCGGGAATTATTAACCCTAAATTAGAAAAATGGAGAATTGAAATAACCAGAGACCGGTTCTGCGACAATCCTCGCAACGACTGTGATTGTCTTATTGGTAAGTTTTTTGTAAAAAATTCTTGTGAGTACGTTAAGAATGAACTTACAGAAATAGGCGACTTTTCCGATTGGTCGTCTGGTAATTACCAGACAGACAAAAAACGTTTAGAGGAAATGGGTTTTATTGTTTATCCTGTATCTGTCTACGACCACAGCGGATGGAATATGATTATTGGAAAAGCATCTGGCTGGGATTGCAGTTGTATAGGTTTCTTTTTAGTAAAAAAGGCACATATTTACCGGGAATTTAAAAAGCATCGGATTTCTGCCAAATTTAAGAAAAAAATCGATTATTGGGTAAAGACGGAAGTTAAACAGTATTCTGATTGGGCCAACTGCGAATGTTGGGAGTATCATCTTTTTAGAAATGATGAAGAGGAGGATAATTTAAGCGGCTTTATTGATAGCGACTTTGATAAAGCTTTTGAAGCAATGTATAACAATTTCCCGGATGATTTTTGCAAAGCTTTTTCAGTTGAAGAGGCGAAAAAGTTTGTGGTTGAAATGTGAAGTGGATTTAATTGTTCCAACGTTGGAACAGTTCGGGAAGAATAGGAAAATTGAACAGAAATTGAAAGGAACAGAAAAATGTATATGATTTGTAAAGATTTTGACTTAGAAGAATTTGAACCATGGGGTGAAACAGCCGTAGATACAAAAGAGAAAATAGTCGATGCCGGGAAAGCGGACGCGTTCTCGGCCCAGATTCGGGAACTTTATCCTGACGGAATCCCGGAAGTAACTATGAACGACCTCCTATGGTTTGACCGGGATTGGTGTTTTGAATTGGCTGGTATAAGTGATTGCGAAGATGATGAGGACGAAGATGACGAGGACGAGGAAGATGAAAGCGATTCCGAAAGCGAAAAAGATTGAAGAAAAGGAGTAAAATTATGACTGAAAAGACTTGGACGGTTTATATTGTTTCTCCTAAAGAAAACTGGCTTTTGAAGTATATTCTTGAATTTGATTCAAAAGAGAAGGCCATTAAATTTGGAAAAGATATGCTTCAACCAGATGGACAGAGCTATTATATAAGCCGTTGTCCAGAATTAGATGAAACTAGTTTATTAGAAGCTTATACTAACGAGGCTAAATATTTTAGGGAGAACGAAGATGTCTAAAAAGAATACAGTTGAAAATACAGTTAAAAATACAGTTGAAAAAAACGGCGGGAAAGACCGTGAAAAAACTTGTAAAATAATTAGAGAAGTTTTGGAACAGTATAATTTCTCTATTCATGAAGACTATAGTAGGTTTGAATTAAACATTTGTACTCCAGCCGGGGAAGATTGGTGGATATGCTTAAATTTTCCTGAAGATATTTTTGATTATGCAGAGGATTTTGATTCCGATTCTGAATTTGAAATGTGGGTAGAAGCTAAAATACAGGGAGATAAAAGTGTACCCGGTTACCCAGAACTTTATAAAGACCAGCTTTGGAAAGAAAAAATCTTGAAAGATGTTGTGGTTGAAATTAGAAAGAGAATTAAAAAAGAATCTTAGAAAGAATCTTGAAAAAGGAGAAATAAAATGCTTGTTAAGGAATTAATAGAGAAATTGAAAGAAATGCCCGATAACGCTGAAGTTATGATTATCCCTCCAGACCCAATCATGGAATATCTTCAGGTTATTGATTGCGAAGCTGAATCTACAGGTCTTGTTACTTTAGGAACCTCCTATCAGGATGTGGAAGAATTTTGTCCCTGTTGTGAGGAAATGGTAACTTTAAAAAATCCCTTACCTAAAGTGCCACAGAGATGCCCTAACTGTAATCGTTGGATTTTGCCTTGTTCTTTATGCAATGGTAATTGTGATGGTTGTTGGTTGAAAAAAACTAAACCCTTAAATCAAAAAGAATTTGGAGAGGATAATGAAAAAAGAACCCGAACGTAATCCTGAACGTAATCCCGAGCATAGTCCTCTTTTGGATTATATCATAACTTTAAAATCATATAAAGTTAATTTAGATAAAGGCCATTGGGTTCCTGAAAATCATAATCGGTCTAAAATCAGATTAGCTTTGGAAAAAACTATGAAAGAGGAGGGGGTACTTATTCCGGGATATGAATTGAGGAAAGTTTGTCGTGTCCCTTATTGTGTACATCCGTTGCATTACAGAGTTATCCCCTCTCTAAGTCAAGTTCCAAATCCGGAAGAGGTTGAAGAGCTGGTTGATTTGATAGACGTGGAAGTTTGCGAAAATCTGGGTTTTGAAAGATATTTAGTTCTCTTCAATGAAGATAACCCTCTTCCAGCTACAAGAGAGGACATGAGAGCGGCAGTAGCAATAGCTTTGTCCAGAGCTAAAAAGACAATCCCTTTGGACGATATTTTTTGGAAAGGAATAGAAGATGGATAAATATAGTAGCGAATTTTTGAGAATGGTCTTGTCTGGAGAAATAAATCGAATAACCGGACAAAATGTTACAATTATGTTAGTTAGGGTTCTTTCTGAAGTTTTAATGGATTTGAATAAACTTAAGAAAAGAGTTGCCGAACTGGAAGAGAATCTGAATGAGAACGCGAATATAAATGAAATCATGAACAAAACCATGAAAGGAGACCAGAAATGATTTTTACGATTGAAGCTGAATTTACAGAGACATTATATCGGAAAAAGAGAATAAAAGTTGAAGCTGATTCAACAGAAGAGGCTCTTTATTTAACTAAACGCTGTATGTATAATAACAGCGAGATTCTTGATGAGGAACGTGTTGATGAGTTTTACCAAGGTGTTTATTTAGAAGAGCCAAAAATCTTGGCTGTAGAAGGAAATTTTAACTAATTTTGAAAAGGGGGAACTGATTATGGGCTTAGACGTAACACAAAAGGTAATGATTAATAGGGTTAAGGCATTAAAAGCGATGGATACTTTGGCTCGTTTTGCTAATAACGAGTATCGGTATGAAGAATGGGCTATAATGACTTCTGATGATGCTTCGGATATAGACGAAGTTTTTTGGGTAGAGATTGCATCAGATGATGAACGATTTAAGGAGTATTATTACCAATTTAAATCTATAATTAAATCTGGATTGTTTTTTGGTTAATAAAAGAGATTGTTTAAAAAAGAGATTGTTTAAGAAAGGAGACTAGCTATGCGTTTGGAAAGCAGAAATAAAGTTTTAATTGGTATAGACGATGATAATAACATTATATATCTTGAGGATGTTTTTTGGGATGGAGACTTTAAAGGTGCGACAGGAATAGGTCTTGAATACATTACTAAGAGCAGGGCTGAGTCCTTATGGGAAGATGCAGAGGAAAATCCAACTGATTATGTAGATGGGTACTTTTGGATTGAGGCAGCTAGGCAAGGTAACAATGATTCCTACAAAGATTTTGCTGAACAAGAGATTAGGGAACAAAAAGACCAAGGATATTCTTGGCCTAACGCAGATGGTAGTTCTACATCCTTTGTTTCAGAGAATGACGAAAAATTTATCAGGGATTATTTAGGTGAAACTGAGCCACTTGTATTTGGTTGGTCTCGAGCAGGTCGAATGTTTGATAAGAACTATGAATTAAGAATAGTAGCGAATCCTGAAGCATTGGAGATTATAAAAGAGTTTGAATCTGAAGAAAATATGACCGAAGAAAGAGCTAGAGAATTGATTGCAAAGATTGACGCTATGTAATTGTTATGTGGATGTTGTGTAACTAAGAAAAGAGGTGTGATATGGACTATTATATAATTGATTATGACCGGTATAAGGGGTGTTTCACTGAAGACCAGTTGATTGAATATGCTGAGGAAGAGCAGTATAAAGACCAACTTGAATACGTTCCCGAATCCAGACTAGCTTGTTGTCCCAATTATAGTTTGGAAGAGGCTGTAGAATATCTTAGAGATTGTTGTGAATTAACAATTATAAAAGGTGAGGAAATATGAAGTGGACAGTTACTTGTAGACAATCACAAAAAGCCAATGCGGTTGTAAAATATGTTGTTGAGGCTAATTCCAAGGAGGAAGCTAAAGAAATTTATAGGGAAGAGGGCCTTATTATTAATACTTCTTATGAAGATGAAATGCCAGTCGAACTGGCCTCAATTATTGAGGATGTTTCTCCTTATAAGCGAAAGGACGAGAAAAGTCTTTATTTTCTGGTTCTGAAATACCGAAATAAGAAACACATGATGATTGTAGAAAAAGATTTAACCTATAAAAAAGCTTGTGATAAAGCTAAAGAGTGGAAGGAAATCTTGGAAGAAGAAAATATCAGTAATGATATGAAAGCTGAAAAGATTTTTATTGTAAAACAGGAACCTAATTTTGGAGAAGAAATATGTCTGGAAATGTAAAAAAGGAATCGGAGATGAAAGTAAAAAAGGTCTTAAAAGTCAAAAAATTAAATTTGACTAAAAACTTTGAACAGGAGTTTAATGACCTTACAGAAAAGTATCCTGACGTGAAGTCGGTTCAATTCCGTAATATTGATAAGTACCAAACAGCCGTTTTAATTTGGTACTATATCGAAAAGAAAGTAAAGTAGAAAGTAAAGTAGAAAACAAGGCAAGAAAGGAGACCAAAATGGAAAAAGCAATTATGAACATAATCCGGGAAGGAGATTTTGTTTATCTCGGAGAGGAAAAATTACTTGTAAAGGGCTGTCAAAAAGGAAATTGTGTCTATTCCATAACTGTAGAAAGAAACGGAAAAGATATTAGTTTGGCATACGATATTGTCGGTGATTCAATGGAAGACCCGAGCTTAAATATTACTGATGTTGAATTTGTAGAAAAACCCGAAGATAAAACTACAATTTATTATCCTAACCTAGGTGTGGACGTTCTTCCTGTTTTAACCATAAACGGAGAAGATATGTTTATCTATAAACTGACTGACTTAGATGGACTTGAAGTAAAGGAACCTCAAGTATTGAAAGCAGCTTTTAAATATGTGGTTGTTGCTAATCTTCTGAAAAAGAAGGGTAGAGAAGTCCAGCTTTTGAAATCTGAGAAGATAATCTGTGGTTCTCAAGAAGATTGTCAAAAAAAGTTGGACGAGATTTCAAAACATTTTGTTGGAGTTGATAAAGAAAATGAAGCAGTGGTAAGAAATATTTTTGAAAAAAGTTGTTGACGTTTTAATAAACATAGTATAATTCCTTTAAAAGGAGATATAATGCCAGAGAAATGTATAATTTATGATTTTTACAAGTTTAAGAAAAACTTAGAAGACCAGAAACTTAAGGAAAGGCTAAAAAACTTAGACGAGTTGGTGGAGCTTTGGAAACAGTATGACAGGTCAGAAACTAAGAGAATGGACGAACTTTGTAAGAAGTATGGAATAACTTTAAAAGGAGATATTATTTAATGAGTATGGACGTTTCATATTGGGGTGTTCGTGATTATGAAGGTATCAGATTCTTTATTGAACCTGATACTGAATTAAACGAGCTTTGCCCCTTTGAAAAACCGTCCAAAAAGCTGCTGTGTCCACATAAAGGTTTAAATGAAAATACCTATGTAGAATGGAGACGGTTGCTGTATATACCGGAAAAATCCGAGGGAAAAAGCTTTGAAGTTATGCAAAACTTAATTCCAAAAGGGTTGGAAGTAAGGCCGGAATTGACTTTTATCTATGCCGGCTTTCTTCCCACCCCGTCCCGATTGCTTTACCTTTTATCATTAACGAATGCTCTTCCGTTAATGATATACGGGATAACTTTACAAAGTAACTACAATCGGATTTTTCAAATAGCCAGAAGTTCTTACATCCGTCCAGTATATCTGAGCGGAAGTCCGGAAATTCCTGTCCCATTAGATTTTAAGGAGAATTAATATGATTAAATTTAGAGATGTAGAATATGATGACGAAGCTTTCTTGGAAGCTTATGTGAATCAAAAGAAAACCGAAAATGACGTAAAGGCAGTTCGGGTTGAAATGGAGAAATCTTTACTCGAAAGATACGGGGATATGATTGATGAGGATAAGACCTCAAAACAATTTAAAGTTGGACGGTTTACGATTAAAATGACCAGACATATTACCTATAAGTTATCAGAAACTGGCTGGGAAATGGTATGGCGTATGCCGGAAGGAGAACGACCGGTTAAGTATGAATATTCTCATACAATCGGAAAGAATATTCCAGGTTTATCCATGGAAGAAATTGTTAATGAAACTAAACCATCTTTTGATATTAGTTATAAGTAATCGGAGAATAGAAAGGGACGGGAAATGGCTGAAGAGAGAAAAGAAGTCGAGATTGGAGATTATGTTTGGATTGGAAAAGAGAAAAACTTTTTAACTGTTAGAGATATTTCATCTCAAACAGTTACCATAGGACAAAATAAAGTTGTCTTAAAACAGCTTTATTTTAAAGAAAAACACCAGCCGGAGTTCGACTGGCGGGTAAAGAAAGTTCATAAAAGAGAATTAGGGAGACCGAGAAATGCCAGAAACGTATAGTTGTGAAAATATCCAAAAACTAATATCTAAAATGGAGTTGGTAGAAAACCTAGCCCGCCCCGGTTGGTTAAAAGTTTCTGGAGAAGAAGTGTACTTGGCTAAAACTGAGGATGATTTTTCGAAAGAATTAATTAGAATGATTCCGGAAATGTATGCATGGTTAAGAGCCTTTGCTAACAATGGGAATGTTGAAGCAGTTGAGAAACTGAGAGAAGACCTGAAGATTTATCTCGGTCAAAAGGAATCTATTTTGGCTTATCATCTTCAATCGTCTAGTTTCAAAAATTTATTAGGAGAGAATAATGCTTAATGAATACAGAGATAAAATAATCGAGTGGATTAAGAACGGAAGAACTGCTAGTGAAATCAGTAAAGAATTTGGAACTTCGAGAACATATCCATACAATCTCGCCAAAAGACTTAATCTGCCTTTGAAATCAAACAGCAATAAAAAGATTATCAGTCGTATGCCCCTTACTAAGTTACACGCCGCTCTTGGAGAAAAACTGGCTTGGGAACGAAATTTCCGGGCTAAGAAACCGCTGGCATTTGTAGCCGCTGAAATCGGCATCACTTCAACGAAGTTGAATCAGATTGAAAGAGGGACAATAGATTTGACCTTGCTTGATTTGATAAAAATTGCCGATTATTACGGTGTAAATGTTTGGATGATACTTAAAACAGCGACTGAAGCTCAATTTGAAGAGACATCAGCTTTTAAGATTTAGTAAAAAAGTCTTGGGAGATTAAAATGGTAGAAGGGTTTACTTTAAGACCGTATCAAAGCGCTCATTTAGCTTTCCATATAGCAAAGAAGCGGTCGTTAAATTTGTCCCATCCGGGGACAGGAAAAACGCCTACAGCCTGTTTGTATATTCAGTATTTGAATAGAATAGAAAAAGCCATTGTAGCATTTGTTATGCCTAAATCCCTCCTGAAGAAGAATTATGATGAACTTCTTAGATTTACAGATTTTCTTCCTGAAGAGGTAGCTGTTGTTGACGGTACTCCAAAGAAGAGAGAGGAAATTTATGCAAACCCGAAAGTGAGAGTTTTCCTGATGGGTTTCGACTGTTTCTCTCGCGAATGGCAAAAACTTCCGAAAGAATTTAACGGTGTAGTTGTCGATGAATTTCACATGGGGTATAAGACCAACGACAGTAAAAGAACTCAAAGTTTCTATGGAGCAATGAACAGGGTAAAGTTTTTTCTGGGAATGACTGGAACGTTAATCGACGGCCGTCTCTCTTCAGCTTATCCCGCAATCCGTGTCATTGAGCCTAGGTATTATGCCAGCTATAAGAACTTTCTTTATCAGCACGCAATTACGGACGATTTTGGAACAGTTATCGAGTGGACAAATCATGCTAAGATTAAGAGGATTTTAGCTCGCGAAGCAGTAGCAATGACTTTTGAGGAAGCTTATAAAGGTTCTCCAAAACCGATTATAATTCCGGAAAAATGTGGGATGGATAAAGTTCACCTCAATGCCTATAAAGAATTTGAGGATAAAGCATTGTTGGAATTGGAAGATAATTACTTAACCGATTCCGGTTCCGGAGGCGTTCACCAAATGAGATGTCGTCAAATTTTAGAAGCACCGGAAAGCATAGGATTGGAAGGGATTCCTTATCTTGGAAAAGACGAGATGCTTAAAGTTCACCTCGAAGATACTAAAAATTCTGGGAAGCCGCTCCTAATATTTTCGGTATTCACTGCTGAACAGGAACGTCTCGTTAAACTGTGCGAAGAATATGGGCTGAGGACAGGGTTAATTAACGGGTCCATCTCCGGTAAAAATCGAAGCAAAATTGACCAAGATTTTCGAGCTGGTAGGCTGGATGTAGTAGTTGGTTCTCCAGAAACAATGGCTGTCGGTTTTAACTGGGAACACGTTGATACTGTTATCTTTGTCAGCATTGACTATAAGGACAGCAACTGGAAACAGGCAATACAGCGAGCCGACCGCGGTGGTAGAAAGTATCCGCTTCGGGTATATAGATTATTTTACGATGTGAAAGTCGAGCACCGCTTATTTGAGATTATTAAACGTAAACAGGAAGACAGCAGAAAGGTAGGTTATTAATGACAATATATGTTAAAACTGAAAATGGAAATAAACTAAGTCTAACTCAATATTGCCAAAAGAAAGGTTTAGGTTATGCTTCAATTCAGAGTAGAATGTCAAGAGGTATGACTTTGCAACAGGCTGAAGAAGCTTACATCAAATATAAAAACAGAGATATTTTAATGTATAAAGGTCAAAGTTTTTTCTCTTACTGTCGAGAGAATAACCTAGATTATATATTCATTATGGCCACCTATTATAGAGTTAAGGATAAAATTTTATTCGAAGATTTTGTAGAAGATTATATAAAATCAGATGCCTATAAAAACCGTGGAAAAACTAGAGCTAAGTATTTTTATAAAGGTGAACCATTAAGACAGTTCTGTATGAGAAACCATCTTGATTATAACAAAATAAATATGGCCTATATCCGATGGAATTTTAGAAATAAAAAAAAGAAAAAGTCATGTACTATGGAAGAGATTGTTGACATGGCTATTAAGGAGAAATGGTATAATAAACCTGAAAATTATTCCGAAAATTATTCCGAAAATTATTAAGTATTGAGAAATAGAAACGTAAGGACAACATTAAGGACAACATTAAGGAGAAAAGTTATGAGTAAAACTGAAAGAAAAAACAGAGAACTGAATAGAGGAAATTTTGAGAAACATTACCTTCCTGAGTTTTCTGATATGTTAAAAGAAATGACAAAGGGGGTATATCGTTGTCAAGAACTGGAATTTGACCTGTATCCGGGACCTAATTATGCTCGCTTTTATAAAACCGGAGAAAGAACCACCTTCGACGCTGCTATTCAATTAATGAAAGACCGTCAATTTGATAAGGTAGTGAAATCAGAATCTGAACTGAGGGAAGAAAGAAACAAGCTTAAACTTGCTCTTTATGAGGCTCTTTTCACTTTTCTGATAAAGGTTGAGGAAGGAGGGGAAATAGCTAAATTTATTAACTATTGCTGTGGAGAAGAGAACACCATTAAACTTGTTTTTTCACAAAAATCTAAGAAATGTATCGAAGAACTCATGCAATTACGAGGAGAAGAATAATGGCTTATTTTTTAATTTATACCATAACCCTTTTTGATACATTAAGTTTTACGTTTGGTTTAACATCTGTTGTTTTATTTATAATATACGGACACATTATGCTGAAAGATTTTGGATATCTTACAGATGAACAAAAACAAGAACAAAAAAAGTTAAGTTGGATGTGGAAGGTGGCACTTACTTGTTTACTTTTGTCAACATTTATTCCGTCCTCAAGACAGGCTGCCTTTATATACATGGCTCCTAAAATATTAGAAGATGATAACTTCAGGGAAACTTTTAAAAATTTCCCTGAGATAGTAAGATTGGGTACAGAATATTTAAAACAAACTTTGGAGGTAAAATAATGTACGACTATAAAAGTAGTTACGCAACTATTCAATGTCCAAAATGTAATTTTAAGACAGATTTATTTATGCTTGTTCCTAAGATAATTTGTCCTAATTGCGGGGAAGTAATAAAAATTAATTATCCTGAAGATATTTTTCCTAAGAGAAAATATAATGAAGATGGGTGTTTGGAGAAGAAAGAAGATGTCGACACTAATGCTTGAAAGAAAGAAAAAGCTTTTTGGGACTAGACCAAAAATTACCAGTTGGGTTAAGAAATTACTTTGTAGACATGAATGGATTAATGTCTGTGAAGGAAACCCAGATTGCACCGGTTGTTTTTTTCGAAGATGTAAAAAATGTCCTCATTATAAAGTAGTTTGTGCTAAATGTGGAAAGGAGAAAAAGCTATGATTATATGGACGGTTCTTCTTCTTTGTATAATTTGTGACATTTTACAAAGAAGAAGATTTAATGATGAATATCTAATCTATCTTTTAGCAGGAATGATTGAGCTTTTATTTCTGGACTTTATAGCTCTTACTTTTTTTAGGTCTTTTTAATAACAAGGAGTTAACCAATGGCTGATATTTATGAGGCAAGAATTGAGGTTTTAACAGAAGAGAATGAAAATATTAGAAGAATGCTTAGACGTCTCAAAGATACTCTACTTTATAAAGAAAAGGAGGTTGAAAGTTTAAGGGGTTTGCTGAAAGAATGCAAAAACTATATCCCATATTCTTTTCCATATTTACAAACGGAGAGATATGTCGACACAGACCCTGATAAATTAAATTTAATAGCCCGTATCAATATCGCAATCGGCGAAATGCCAAAAGAGGAGTGCAATAGCGATGAGTAAAACCGCCCGAGAGATTATTGACCTAAAACAAGAAATTGTAAGGGTAACTGACTATAACAAGCAACTAACTTATCTGATAAAGCAAAGGGATATCTACAACAAAGAACTTGAGAAAAAGCTTAAGACTGCTGTTAAGGCTTTGAAGTTTTACGCAGACAGAAAAATGTGGAATTGCTGTCATAGAAACCAATGCGCGTATGTAGACGGATACATAGCACAGCAAGTATTAAAGGAGATTAAGGAATGAGTAAAACCGCCCGAGAGATTGAGCTTGAGAAAAAGCTTGAGATTGCCGTTAAGGCTTTGGAAAAATACGCAGATAAGAAAAATTGGGAAGATATAGAGAATTATGACGAATACTATGTTTATGCACAATTTAAACCGTGGGGCTACGAAATAGCACAGCAAGCATTAAAGGAGATTAAGGAATGACGATTGAAGAATTTATGCGAGATATAGCCCCTAAAATGAATGAAGGTTGGGTGGCTATGGATGGAGATAAAACTTGGTTTTTGTATTCAGAAGAGCCAGTTAAATATTGGTTTGAGGGATATTGGGGTGCCTATACACCGGTAATTAGGTTAAATGATATATTTGATATTATCCCCGTTGATGATTGGGAAACGTCGTTACGAAAGGTAGGTAAATAATGGCATATTTAGAAGAACTGCTGCCCGAGTTCAGAAAAGGGGCTAAAATCAGAAAGTCTGGTTGGGCTAAAGATGAGTATATACAATTATCTTATGAAGACAACAATATTATCGATTGTTTATATAATAAATATGAATTTTGGATTGACGATTTTGAAGATGATAATTGGGAACTTTACCAAGAGCCTATTGACTGGGACTACATCATTAAGAATAAGTGCCTTTGCTGGTTTTGGTGTAAAGATGAAGAAGAAAAGAAAGTAGCCGGACTATTAGCTGATTATGATTCTTGGGAAAGCCAATTCGGCAGGTATAAAGGCAAGAATGTTGCTGTAACTTATTTTGACCACTGCCGCCCCGTCCGCAGAGATGAAGTAAATTTTTATGAGGATAAGAAAGATGTTTAAAGTAGGTCAAGAAGTATGGTTTGAACCATCAGACCCGAGAGATAAAGGCTTTAACTGTACAATTGAGAAAGTGGGTCGTTTATATTATACAGTTGAAGAATATGGTTGGCACGGAAAATTCGATAAAGAAACCAATTATCGCGGAGAATACCCGCGTGGTCATCTCTGGGAAAGTGAACAAGCAGCTAAAGACAATAGACAGGCTGATAAGATGTTTAAAGCTCTTTTCCACAAATTCCATAATATTAACCCCACGTTGGAACAAATGATAAAAGTTTATGAAGTTCTAGGATTAGATAAGGAGGATATTTAATGGTTAAAACATTTAATAAAAAAGCAGCAGAGAAATTATCAAAGAAGCTAACAAATGAATGGAAGCTTAATAAATACAGCAGAGGATATTTTTATTATCAAGATATAAATAAAAATATTTTTGTAAGTCGATGGGACAGATTAAATCCTGCCAACTGTGTTAAAATCCTTTCTCACGTTCCTACCTATGGCAAGTATATGGTTATGCGAGCAGAGCTTGTTAAACTTAGACGTGTTGTTACAAGCTATGTCGGTAAACCGATTGACTATGATATTGCGTGCGAAATAGTTAACAAGCTTCTTGATGATAAGAAACATCTGAAAAAAGAGCTTGATGAACTTAAAGAAAAAGTTGCTGACCAAAGAATAGACCTAGAATCTTCTCGTTGGTATCAGACAGTTCAGAGTGATAGTATTATTAAACTTAGGACTGAGGTTGAGGAACGGGAAAAGCTTAATTATAAAGCCAAAGGTATTATTACAAACCAGCGGTCAGAAATTGAAAAACTTCGAGGATTGTTGAAAGAGTGCAAAGAATATCTATCAGATGTTGACGAGTACAGGACAAAAAACGCTGATGAGGCTTATTTGTTATTAACCCGTATCAACGCTACACTCGGCGAAAGTGAGGAACAATGAACCAGTATAAGTATAAATATAAGTATAAATACTTTTTTCTCCCGAAAAAGTTTAAGGCTATTGCAGATATACACATAGCATTTACGGAATTTAAAACTTCCGGGAAAATGGTTGTCAGAGAGAAAATTGACTTGGTGAAGGGACTTTTTTCTAACGATGGAACTGGAGAACGTACTTTTGTGGAAATGCCCAACGGAGATACAATCTACATTGAAAGAAAATTACTCGTTCCCGTCCCGCTGTTTTTCAAGGCCGAGAAAAAATTTCAGGAACAGGTTAAGGCTTGCATCCAGTTGAAAGAAAGGGAAAAGCTGATGACACTTGATAAAATATTCAGTTTCTTTAAGAAATTCAATTTTTTGGAGTAAAGTGAGGGAAAGATGATAACTTACGGTAAATGTGTTTGTCCTGCAACAGAGGAATCCTATGCAGTAATAGTATTAATTCTCTGCATAACATTTTTAATTTGGTGGTTTACTAGAAAGTGAGGAATGATGAATAAAAAATATCTTATTTTATGCAGAGCTATAAAATATAAACACATAAATTTAGTTGATTATTATGGTAATGAGCTATTTCCTGTACTTAGTGATAAGCATATTCTTTGGCTTATGCGTTATATGAATAAAAATGGATTAAGATGGAGTAAAAGATTATGACAGTTAGATTTGGTTTTTTGCAAAACGGACTTCTTTTTGGTTTTTGTTGGTATGAATTGGAAGAGACTACGGTCTTTGAAATTGACCTATTATTTATGGTCGTAGTCTTTGAAAAAGAATTGTGAGAGTTACAAGTAGAGTTATAAGTAGAGTTATAAAGGAGAATTAATATGAGAAAATATAGGGTTTACAATATTGATAGAGATACAATCTATAAAGGATTAAAGGCAGAAGGTTATAATTCTTTAAAAGGACTGTGTAAAGACGAAGGAATTTGTTATGGTACAGTTCTTAACATTTTAACGCGAAAAGAGACAACCATAAGAAATGATAAAGTAAGAGAGTTTATGCTTAGGCTTATGGAAAAAGGTAAAGGAGAAGTATCAGACGAATCTCATAATAATTCTTCCAGTACATCTCTTTATGATGCCTATTGCAACAGCCAAAACAATAGCCAAAACGATAGTTCCAGTAGTATTGAATTTGAGAAAGAAATGACCCCCCCACAAGAGACATTTAATGGTTTTGAGAAAGTTTTTATCTCTAAAGATACTATTACATACGAATTATCTAAAGGCTCTACTGTTTTTTGCAAAGGCTCTAACTTCTTCTATAAATTACAAGACAATATCCTGTGTCGTTTTTACAAAGATGATTTTACAGGAGAAAGTAACCTGCTTATGGTTAATGCTGCTATTGATACTTCTTCAGATTACTGGTATGTCTTACGCAGAAAGAAAATAAAGCCGGAAGTAGGACATTTTTATAAACTCGTAGACAATTCTATAGCCTATTGTTTAAAAGAACATACGAAAGGAGATTATACTTACAAATTCGAGTTATCCACAGACAAAGGACAAGTAATGTATAACGAATCAGGAATCGCTGCTTATAATACTCCTACTGAAAGAGAACAAAGGGCCATAAAGGAGAAGATAGATGTTAGATGAAAGATTTAATGGTGAGGAAATAATCATTAAGAAGAATGACCTTTTATTAGCTATCCAGAGAGGGATTATGTATGCTGAAGAAGACCTAAACGAAACTAAAGACATTGGTTATACTTCTTGGATAGTAGCCAATTTAATAGTAAATGAGTTATTGAAAGAAAAGTTGAAGAAAAAACAGGGAAAAGTTAATAAATTATTAAATTTTTTACTTGACAAGAAGAATACTAAGCTGTAAAGATTATCTCGTCATCAATTAACCGTCGATAAGAGGTGATAGGTATTTTGGTTCCATACCTAGAGACGGCTAAAGTCAGTAAACCAACTGGCAGGAACCAGAAATATGGGAGGGGACGTTTGTACTTTCACAAATAGACTTCACATACCTACTTACCCTCCCACCAAAATTGAACAAACCGAACAAACATATTGAAAGGAAAATAATATGTTGACACCTGAAAAAATTAATTACTTCAACCAGCTTTTACAAACAGGCAATGTTCCGGGTCCGGAAGATTCAGCTGATTGGGAAATTTATAAAGCTTATCAAAATTCTCAGGCTTTAGCCCAGCAGGCCGCAGCTCCGGTCTCTGCTCCGATTCCCCCAGCAGCAGGACTTATGAATGCCTCCGTAGCAGCTCCCACAACCGTTCCAGCAAATATCCCGACAAATAATGTTTCCAATCAAGCGATGGCAACCCCGGCTAACGGTACTTCCTATACGATGGATGACCTTATGTCTAATCAGATGGTTGTAGATAACTATTTGAAGGTAAAATATCAACAGACCTTTATTGGTAACGATGTTGTTGGTGATAAAGAAATTTATGTAGCCATTAACCTTAGCAATGTAGTTGCCAAGTTGTCTATTAAAGGCGGTCAGCCGGTATCTTATGCTTCTACCGTTGACGGTAAAGTTTGTCTTTCCGGTGGCTCTTGGCTGGAGGCTGTTGCCGATATTCAGAAAAAAGACCCAAAAGCGAGACCCTATAACTGCGTTGATTTACCAATGACTGTTATTAAAGAAGTAAAGGGCTTCTCCGGTAATACCGTTGCCGCAGTCGGAACTGTAATCGGTCATACAACCTCGACGACAAACTGGAAGCCGTGGGTTGACTTTTACAGAAATCTGCCACAGGAAGTAAGAGAACGCGGAGAAGAAGTTTATGTTAAACTGACCAGAAGAGATGTTTCTAAAAACTCTAATAACTGGGCTTTGGTAGACTTTGAATATGTTCCGTTTGAACAGGCTCATAATCTGGGCTTGGTTTCGGAACCTTTCTAGACTGTCCTTATTGACGGCGGAGGGTAGCCTGAACTACCCTCCTTTTTTAACTATTTGCTTTTTCCTGTTGGTTTTTGTCGGTTTCTTGTTAGCTCTTGGGAGAATAAAATGCGAAGAATTTTAATCTACGATATGAATAACTGGCTGCGCGTAAAGATGGCAGAATCTATGGGCGGTGCCTCTCTTTTTACATTGTGGCAGGAAATTCTTGCTGGTGCGAACCAGAAAGACCTTATCTTCTGTATCTTTGATGGTGTCAATTCCCGTAAAAAGAGGAAAGCTATTTACCCTGCATATAAAGCGAAGAGGAAACCTGCTGACCAGTCTATTTATGATGGTATGAAGTTTTTTAAGGAGTTGCTTAAGTACGCTCCTATAAATGTGAAAACAGTCGAGGTTCCAGAATATGAAGCTGATGACGTTATAGCTACTATTACAGTTAAAATGGCCTCTAATGACGATAAGATGGACATTGTGTCCACTGACCGAGACCTGACACAGTTAAGAATCTCTCCAAATATAGGAACGCTTAAAGAACCAGCGGTAGAGCCAAAATGGGTAAAGACTTATAAAATGTTAGTCGGCGACCCCTCTGATAATATACCGGGAGTGAAAGGGTTCGGCGAAGCGGCTTGGAATAAGTTAAGTGACTATGCTAAAGATTTCTTAACTGTATTCTTCTATCTTGAATATGGAAAAGAAGAAGACCTTGTTTTATTTAGTGACCTTTTACAGAGTATGCAGGGTAGTCTTGAGAATCTATTAGCAGAGGAACTGTCGGAAGTATTAGCCAATAAAATAGCCGATTCCTATTATTCGGGAGAATTACAGACATGGTACAATCTAGTCAGTTTTATTCCTGTACCGGTTAAGGATATTCAGGAACACTTTTTTGCTGGAAATGGACAGATAGACACGGCTCAGGAAAAATTAGGAACTTTTAGTTTAACAATTTAATTGGGAGAAATAATATGAGTTGGTGGAATCCTTTCGATAATGGTAATAACTATAATGATAACTATAATGATAAATATAAGGATAATCTTAGTGATACTATTTTTAATCTGGCACCCGCTAGTGTGAAGATTAGGAAAGCAACTAATGTAATAGATGAAGCGCTTAGGCTTATAACAGAACAAACGTTCGCTAAACGGAAAATTCTTTCTGAAATAGAGAGGTTAAAGAAAGATAAGTGGGACGATGAGGGTTTTGACCGTTTGTATGACTTGGTTGACAGAGAGATTTTGGAAGACCCGAAAGTAAAATAGGAGACAGTCAGAATGGCAAATAACGGTTTTAAAGGTTTATATACCATTACAACTGAAGGCTATGAACGTCCTAAAGAGGATTTTTTCGAAACACCTCCGGAAGCTACAAGAGCCTTATTGGCTAATTTAAGCATACATTATGCTTATACTATATGGGAACCGAGTTGCGGAAAAGGGGCTATTTCCAAGGTTCTTAAAGATAATCTCTCTAATAAAATACTGGAAACCGACCTGATTGATAGAGGTGTTGGTATCGGAGGGGTGGATTTCTTCCACGCTGAGGAATATGTCCCTAAAGAACCCTTTATTGTTTTAACAAACCCACCTTATTCCATTGCTGATAATTATATTAGGCAAGCTTTCAAATATGGAGCTGACGTTATCATAATGCTTCTTAGACACGCTTATTCAGAAAGTTCTAAAACCAGAGAAGATATACTTTCAGGTGGTCATCTGATGACTGAATATCTTATAAAAGAAAGGTTAAAGATGAGAGCAGACAGTTATACTGGAAAAACCGTCTCTAATATGTATAATCATGGGTGGTTTATATGGAGTAGGCATTATAACGCGTCTAATCCTAATGAGTTCACAATTCGTAGAATAAGCCTGAAGGATGGACAGCATTTAAAATAATTTTAGCTTGGGAGAGAATAAAGAATGCTTGACATTCAGAAAGAATCAATATTATTATAGATTAGGAAAAACAAAACACTTCGTGAGGCTCTATAGGTACTGTTTACAGTAGTTTTTCCCCTATATCCTCACCTTTTTATTAGGAAAAACATAAAATGATAGAAGAGATATGGAAGGATATAAAAGGGTTTGAAGGTTATTATCAGATTAGTAATTATGGTAATGTTAGAAGCTTGAATTATGCAAGAAAGCATTTAGTAAGAAATCTAAAACCTTTTTTAGGTACGAACGGCTATTTAAAAATAAATTTCCATAAACGTCCTATTCATAAAGGTAAAGAAATACACAGATTAGTTGCAGAAGCTTTTATTCCTAACCCTGATAATTTACCACAAGTAAACCATATAGACGAGGACAGACTGAATAACAAAGTCGAAAATCTAGAATGGTGTAGTAGCCTCTATAATGCTAACTATGGTCTAAGAAACTTAAAAATGAAGTTAGCACAGACAGCTTTATATGGAAAACCTGTTCTATGTGTAGAAACGGGAGAGATTTTTGAATCCATGTCTGAAGCCAGTAAAAGGAAACATTGTAATCCAGGTAATATAAGTAATGTCTGCAATAAAAGAGCTTACAGGACTGGAGGGTATCATTGGAAACTTGTGGAGAAGGGTGATGTTAAAGACAATTAACTTAAAGAATTATAGGACTGAGGACATACAGACAATTCTTGTAGATAGGCGTAACATAGATTTCTTTCTTCCTATTCTTATTGAGAAAGTAAAAACAGCTCCATACACCGGATTCGATTTGGAAACACATAATGGGAACGCTCATGAAGGAATAAAGAAATTTAATTCTCTTGGTAAGAATGTTTTTGATATTAGACGTACAGTAGTTACAGGTTTTTCTATTTATCCAGAAGGAGATACTTTTTGTTACTATATAAATCTTAACCAGAGAGATATGGAGAACAGACTAGCTTGGGAAACTATTTATTCTCTTATGGAAGAAATGCAGAAACATACGTTAATTATCCATAATGCACAGTTTGAAAAAGTTATGATGCGTATGTGTTATAACTACGAGATTTTTAATTACATAGATACGTTACAGTTATGTGTATCTGCCTACTCTTCCGATTCCTATTCCTTTGATAAATTCTGTAATGCTGACTTGGGAGAGATAAGAAAATTACTACCAGCCATTTCGCAAGCTTTCGAGAACTGGGATGGCTACCAAGAGTTGAATCCACAACAGGCTGAGTTAGTTGGTCAAGTTTGCGGAAAACAAAGCGAGGCTGCGCATTCTTATAACGGATTCTTGAAGTCAATCTCCATCGGGTACGGATTGAAACAAGCTGTCGAATCCTTTTTTGGTTATAGGATGGAACACTATGACGAATGTTTGGCTAAGTCTGAATATGCCAAGAAAAGAAATATTGTCTTGAAAGATAAAAAGTATCTGCAATATAGACCTTATTTCCAAGAGGAACCACACATGGGTCATTTAACTGGAGAAGAAGTTATGTTTTATGGTGCGTCAGATTCCTATTGGTGTGTTCAACTCTATAAAGCTCTCTATGACTTTATTCAAGAAAATTGCCCATCTGCTTGGAATACTTTCTTTATCCAAGAGAACAAAATGGCTGACATCTTTACTAATATACAGTCTTATGGATTAAACATAGACCTGAAGGCTGTTTATAAGAAGAGAGACGAAGAAAGAAAAAAAGCTGCACACACATTAAGAGAGATAAAAACTATTTTCAGACAGCTTCTCCCGTTTCCTGTTGAACCGAATGAAGCACTTATGAAGTCAGAAACCTGGTACCAAAAGAACTGGAGAAAATACCGTCAACAAATCAAAGACTTTGCTTATGCTCCAGATTATGACGATTCTCCGGAAGGAGTAATGAAACAAATCCTTCAAATTAACGGGGGTATCACAAAGTCATATACGGAAGACGTAGACTTGAAAGTTAATAAAGGAATTATTAACCTTGTACATTATATGCCAAGCAGAACTATTTATTATGATTTAATGGGACATAAGGCTATAAAGGTTAAAGGTAAAATTCAGTCAGGAAAAGATTCCAGAGGAAAGATGCTGGAGTCTTACGAAGAAGATACGCCTGAGGCAAGACTGCTAAATTGTATGAATAAATTAACTCAAGTAGACCAAGTATGTAAACTATATTTAAATCCGTACTTATATTTAACCGACCCGGAAACCAGTAAAGTTTATCCTAGCATTTCCTCTACATTGGCTACTCGTAGAATGAGTATGTCTAACCCGAATCCACAACAATTAAGCAAACGTGGTGAATCAACCTATGTTCGTGGATTCTATCTCGCTGATTATCCAGATAGGCAAGTAATCATGTCCTCTGACTGGTCAGCCGTCGAGTTAGTGATTCCGGGTGAACTTTCGCAAGACCCGGAGTTCGTGGAATGTTACAGTACAACTCCTCCGGGAGACCTTCACTCAGCCGCCGCTGCTGCGATGTTGAATCTTTCCATAGAGGACTTTAAAGCAATAAAGCATCTTCCTGAAGGAACTGAAGAGTATAAAGGAGTCCATCTGGTAAATACCAAAGGAGAACAACTACAGCCAGCTAAATTTTATAAATGGGCGAGAACAGAACTGGGGAAAGGGGCTAATTTTAGCTATCTATATTCTGGAGCCTTGTCTAATTTGCAGGAAAAATTAGGCTGGTCAGATGATGAACATTGGAATAAAGTAGAAGCTTATCGTAACAAATTCTCCACGCTGGAAAACTGGAGATTAAGTGTTATATCTTCGGCGATTCAGGATGGATATGTGGACCTTCCTGATGGTCACCGACGGTTTAAGTTTGAGACAACAGACCTGTGGGCGGAAATTATGAGAAATAAATTTCTCAATGCATACGATAGTCAAGGAGTTCGTAACTTTCTCCGTAAGTTTATAAAATTAACCCAAACCCGGGCTAGGAATCAGGCCGTGAACTCGAAGATACAAGGGACGGCGGCCGCACTAGCGAAGAGAGCTATGTGGAATTTACAACAGGAAATAGAGAAGAGATGGACACCAGACCAAGTAAGAATTATGGTTCCGGTTCATGACGAGATTGTAGCCAGTGTAGATTGTAAATTTGTTCTTGAGTATAGAGACCTAGTGAAGAGAGTTATGTGCGACCAACCTTGGCTAATGAAGGTTTGTAAACTTAACTCTTCTGTATCAATGGGGAGAACCTTCGAGCCATTCGACCAGAAGAAAGCTCCTTTAGGGCAAATAGAATTGGACGAGGCTCCGGAAGTAGATTGGTTACCAGAAGAGGTCTGGGGAAAGATAATGAGTGATGAGGATGTTCTAAAAGCACTTGACTATCAATTTAGTTTAAAGTAATCTAAAACTGCAAATCGGACAGTTTCAGAGGAGGTAACTAAAGTGAGCGGTTCTATTTCTACGATTGAGGATATTTTACCCAGATTACAGGAGATAGCAAACGGAGAAAAGACCGTTTTCTCTGCCGACTTTAGTTTTATCTCCTCTGAATTTGTTTTGGTCTATCTTGGAGAGGAGAAACAAACAAGCGGATATACTGTTGATGTTACCGCTAATACAGTTACATTCGCAACCCCTCCAGCGACCAATACCGTAGTTACAATAGTCAGAGCTGTACCGCTTAACTGGGAAGTAAGCGATTCCGGCAATAATCGTGGAGCAATGGATAAAGACGCGTTTGACCGCGTATTTTCACTCTTAGTAGGTAAAATGCAAACCCTGAAAGAGGAATTGTCCAGATGTGTAAAGACCCCTATATCCTCGGACAAGAACGGGGAACAGGTTTCGGAATTTTTCTTAGCTCAGCTTGCAGATGCTTTGACAGTTTTGTCTCAAGCTCAAGATGTGTTGGCACTTATTCAAAGTACGTCCTCTTCAGCACTGGCCAGTATTAACAGCGCCCTTGAAACGGCCCTTTCCCAGATACAGGTACAAGTACAAAGAGCATCTGACTTTGCGGATTCGGCCGAAGCTTCAGCAAATTTAGCACAAACAACGGTGAATAATGCCTTAGGAGATATTGAAGACGCGTTGAACGAAGCTCTTGCCCAGCTTAATCTAGGCCTCTACTATACCAAAGAGGAAGCCAATGGTACGTTTGTAGCCCTGCAAGGGAATCAGACTATAACCGGGAGGAAGGTTTTTGACGGGATTGCTAAATTCAGGTCTAATATGCCTCCTTCTACTTCATTAAAAAAAGAAGAAATTATTGAAGATATTATAATAGATACAACAACCAATACTGACGGAAAGCCCGATGGAATGCGTGTAATTAGAAGGCAAGACACCTCCGGCAACCGAGAAGTTATTTTTGGCGGAGCCTTCTATGATTCAAATACTCAAACTAATAAATGGCCGATTACAGCTCTAGGAGTTACCTCCGATGGAACAACCTATTCTGTTTTAAGAGCTAATAAAATTTATGCTCCCATTCCTTCAGCTAGTTCTAGTACATTAGAAGAATTAGTTGCAACTACCGGATGGGTCAACGACCCTGATAAATCTACCAATGTTGTCCATAAAACAGGGAATGAAACAATTACGGGGACAAAAGTTCTTAACGGGGGTATCCCTATAAAATTAAACAAAGCGGGGAATACTTATACAGAAATTCAATATACTTCTGACGGTTCAGCTAGGCTTGGCGGTTTGCGAAATATTAGAGAGGGCAACTCTGATAATATGCAGATGTATGTTGCGTCCAAAGACGGCGCCAATATCCTCGGTTCAATTCAGTTAAACAGAGATGATAATAACGGTATATTGGCAACTGCCCCGCACCCTGCCGCGTCTACCAATTATAATAATTCTGCAATTATGACAGCAGGGAGAGCTGCTGACCCGTCACAAAATTTTAATCTTCTGCACCGCTCCGGAGATGAAATTTTTAGCGGAGTTAAAACCGTACAATCAAATAATCCGCGTTTTGGTCTTAAACATACCGAGATTGATGTAACAACGGCTCCAGCTGAACAAAAATCAACGCGTATTTTCTTTTCAGATAAAAATGGTAAATGGATTTCAGAAATAGGTATTTATAAGGATACAGACGGTGGAGTATTATCACAAATTACGGCAAATAATGATACTGCCGGAGTTGCAAGCTTACAAATAGTTTGCGAAAAAGATGGGAGTAAATACGGGACTTGTCCAACACCGCCCAGAGCTGATGACAATTCAACAAAGATTTCTAACACTCAATGGGTGAACAGCCGCATAACGTCTATTATGAATAGTAAATTGCAGGTAGTTTCAAGCTTGCCCTCAAGCCCGAATGCAGATACATTCTACTTTATTCCGGAGAAGTAAATATGTCATATAAAGCTTATAAAGGCTCGACGCTTGTAAAAAAAATTTATCACGGCTCCACTGCAATTAAAAAAGTTTATAAGGGTTCAACTCTTGTATGGCAGGCAGATTTTTACGAGCCGGGTACGGTGCTTTATGAGTCTTCTATCGGTGGCGCAACTGCGGCACTATCTTTAGAAGACGGCATTTATGAGGTTTATTGCATTGGCGGCGGGGCGGGCAGTTCCGGTAGATATTTTGGCAGCACTATCCAGGGCACCGGAGGCGGCAGCGGTGCCGGATTTATCGGACAAGTAAAACTATCAAAATCGACTTACCCCGTTTCGGTTGCCGCGCGCGGCAGCGCGAACGGCGGGCACGGAGGAAATTCTGCTATTGGCAACGCTATTATTGCTTATGGTGCTTCTGGTATGACTGGAGGTGAAGCCCCTGATATTAGTGTGGATATAATTTCAACAACGCTAAACTCCCCTGGGAATAGAGGCAGCAGTGGCACCGGCTCGAAAGGGTCTCGTGCTGGGGCGTCTTTATACAATGGATATGGTGCCGGTGCAGGACTAGCAAACGGCGGCGCTGCCGGAACAGCTGGCTACGTTAAAATAACCTACGTCGGTTTATAATAAATTATTAAAAAGGTGTCGAAAACAACACCTTTCGCAGTGCTAACTAAAAATCAGTGTAATTTTTATATATCCGCTGCCAGAATTATATCCTTGCGTATGAGTTACATTAGAACATAGTGAGCTGTCGGCATATGATGACCCGCCACCACCACCTGAAGCTCTGTTTGCTCTTGAAGTGTGGAAACCTGCACCACCACCGCCGCCGTAATAGCCTGCACCACCGACACCACCAATAGAGAAATGATAGCCATGATTATCGGATGTTCCTCCAAGCCCAAGTTGTCCATCTCCTCCGGGAGAACTCCAAACAGAGCCAGAAACATTAACGTCGCCACCGGTTCCACCTGCGGACTGTGTTCCTCCTTGTCCAGGGCTTGCACCGCCTCCGGTGGTGTCTTGTACTCCGGTACCGCCTGTGGTTCCACCGCCGGCACCACCTGTGGCTCCATGTCCCCGTCTCCACGCAGCTGAACCTCCGCCACCCGCAATGAGAACACGATTAGAATATTCGGTGCCGCCGATTCGAATGTCGCTTGCGTTATATGAGACCGTACCTGCATTGGTGGGAATCTTGCCAACCATGAAGTAAAGTGTTTGTCCCGGAGTAACTTTCAAATTACATTTTACACGTCCGCCTTTACCTCCGGCAAGGTTTCCGTCTTCCGAATCAGCCCCTTTACTGGCTACACAATCAACGGTTAAGCTTTTAACCCCATTAGGAACAACAAAGCTTTGTAATTCGCTGGACGGATAAAATGTCTCAATTTTTTTTTCTTCATAAATAAGTTGACTGCCATAAAAAACAGAAGCAATTTTCTGGCTGCCATAAAAAACAGAAGCAATTTTCTGGCTGCCTGAATAGATACCGTTGGTTGAATCCTCTTCAAGCGTTACATCAACGTCCTTGGCATATCCACTTTGTTCAATGGTAACAGTCCTAAAACCCGTGTTTGAAACGGTAATTGTAACCCCAGTGCCGCTCTCTACGAATGTAATAACAGCATTATATAAAATACTTGAACTCTCATAAATGTCGTCGTCAAGAGTAGCGACGGTACTATTTCCTGTTCCTTTGTCAGTTACCACAACCTGTAAATCCAAGACTGCGGGTTTTGTGCTAAAAGTTATTCCAACATTAATAGTCGTTATGTCTCCCGCCATATTTACTTCTCCGGAATAAAGTAGAATGTATCTGCATTCGGACTGCTCGGCAGTTCGTCAACTACCTGCAATTTACTATTCATAATAGACGTTATAGGCACTAGGATTTATGCCATTTTGCAGAAATATACGGTCGCTCTTGTTGCACCTATTATATCGCCTTTCTTTACCATTAATGCCCCGCCACATTCGTTACCGTTCAAATATTCCGCCCCGCTCCTTGTTCTTATCACTTCAACGCCATTGATAGTAATTATACGGTCAGTGTTATTATCTAGCTGCATTCGAGGGAAAATCCAACCGTTTGACGGTACCATTGCGGTGCTTTCAGACGTGGTTGATGTAGTGATTAGACCTGTATAGGTTGAATAATCAGGAAAACCGACGCTTTGACTATTTATAATAGACGTTATGCGACAATCTTGACTTCCTGTATTTTTTGTCTTATACTTTCCTCTGCGAAGGGAGACACGCATGAAAAAGAAAGATATATCCTATCCCGGTCTATATAGAAAGCCAGAAAGGCATATTAATATCCAGAACGTAAACCAAGAAAAAGAAGGCTTTTATGTAGGAAGTGCAACTAATATGGCCCGGTTATTTATTTTTATAATCATATTGTTTTCTGTAATTTTAACTTCGATGGGTTTTTATATCGGAGCACGAATCGGTTCCCTTGAAACTGAAATAGCTTTACTCAAGAAGGAAAAATGATGAAGTATCAGAAAGGGCTTAAAAAGACTAAAGACTTTCTGAGAACAAGTCCTGAACCGACAATCAAGGAAGTTTGTCGTGAAGCAGGTCCTACGGATAAAGAAACTGAAATAATCATCCTTAGATTTAGAAAAGGTAAGTCGAGATTTCACGCTGCTGATGAAGTAGGTATGAGTGAAAGCAGATTCTCTATAAAGTTCACTCTTATTTTGAAGATACTAAAAGCAATGTTAATTAAGCTCGGCTTTATTGACGGAGACGATTAATGGCTGAAGAACAAGAGTATCTAAAGAAATGTAGAATATGTGGTGAAGTGCTGCCTATTACCGAATTTTATAAACAAGAAAGTTGCGCCGATGATTATGAAACAAAATGTAAAGCCTGTAAAAAGCTTTTAAGTAAATACACTTATAAGCGTAAAACTGTAAATAGACAAACTTATGATAGGTTGAGACAAAAGAAGAAAAGAGAAGAAGAGGAAGCATTGAGAAAGGCTAAGGATACACTTGGGGGGTATAAAATATACATACTTAACCATCCTAAAGATGGAGAGTATTCTTATAATATTACCTCTACTGAAGGCCTTCTGTTTCGTACTAATGATAAAAAGGTCTTTATAGAAGCTTTATGCAATGAATTTCTATAAAGACCTAAACAGGTTTAAACGAATCTAAAACGAAACATTTTCGAAACATTTTCGAAATAACTTCGAAACAACAAAATACTTTTTATGCGCTATGGTCTAGTTCGAAAGGAGAATTAGACCATGTTTTATATTACAACATTAAGATTACTCCTTCTTGAAAATTTAATTTTACAGGGAGAAGAAGATGTGGGAAAATCCAAGTAACTTTAATTATAAAGAGATTTCTGCCACACAAAATACCTTTATTGGTATTGTTGCCAATGGAAAGATTTTTAATTCCTATAATCAACAGGTCGGCGTTACCAATGAGGAATATAAGAAAGCTCTCGACACTGCTAAAGGTTATCAAGATATTTTGTATGAAAAAGGTATCTTAACAAAACCTAAGACACCAGAAGAAATCAATCAAGAATTACAAGATACATTAAGAAAAACCCAAGAGATGATGGCTGAAATGTCTTCTTCTCTGGTAAGCCTTAATGAAAAGGTAATTAAACTGGAACACGAATCCAAAGAAGTTCAGGAATTAGTAACTCAACCGCAAGCGCAAATGCAGTCACAAATGCAGTCACAATCACAGGAGAAGAACGATGTTAAACAAGCAGTCAATACTGAACGCAATCAGTCGTTATGTAAATCCGCAAAAGGCTCAATCTCTCAGTGAAGCGTTTGACGTGGCCAATAATCTTTTAAATGCTGCGAACAATCCGGAAGAAGTTTTTCAAAAAGCAGGGATAACCAGACAAAGTTTGGAGAAGGCAAGGTCTCTTCTGAATAACCCTATGTCTGGATTCTTTATAAACCTCGTTGGAGGAAATAAAGAAGAACTATTAAGAGGATTAAGTGCTGCCGAGGCTTACCTTGATACAAGGAACTTAGGCACACCTAATAATTCACTAATAGAACAGACCCCTGCTAGTGAATTGGATAAACTTAGAGAGAATTTAGATAAGCTAAGGTCTTCTAAGTAATTTGGTCGGGTCTAACAGGAGAATAGTAAGATGGATAAAGAATCTTATGGTTGGGGCGGCATTGGCTTTTTGGCCCTCTTCTTCCTTATCGTAGTTGCGTTCCTCTTCAACCGCAATGGTTGTGGCGGACGGGGCTACGGCAACGGCTGCAATGGCGGATGGTCTAGCGGATTCGCTGCCGGTGTAGGCGTTCCAGGCTACGGTCTCGGATTTGAAGACTATAAAGCAATCTGCAACTCTGAAAAACAGGAAATCATCAACTCTGCCCGTACACAGTATTTGGTAGAGGAACAGGCTAACTTGACTCGTGCTAATGACACGTCGAACTCCCGTATGATTGCTGAGAAGATTGACTTCTATGCATATCAAGGGCTGCGTGACCAGTTGGCTGAAGCACAGAGAAAGAACCTTGTTCTGGAAAATCAGCTGTATAACGACCGCAAGTTTGGTGCCATTGAATCTCAGCTGGCAAGCATTTCTTGTCAGATGTTGAAACGTCCTGATGTTACCGGTATTGGTGCAGTTTGCCCGAATGCCGCTATTATCAACGGACTGGGAATTAATGGTCTGAACGGCTGCGGTTGTGGCTGCAATGGCAACGTTTTAGCTTAATCAGTAAGGAGAAGAGAATATGACTTGCGATGTTTTAAAAATTAAAACGACCTCGATGACTGTAGCAGGTACTCAGTTGAACATTACTATTCCGGCTGTTACATTAACAAACGGACAAGTATTTCGCCTCTGTTTGGCACAGGAGATTCCGGCCAATGCAGGAGTTAATCAGATTTATCTGGTAAATGGTTCGACTACGATTCCTGTCTATCAGCCGAGTTGCCAGTCTGGAAATTATGCTCATGCTGACCAATTGCGCTGTGTTCGTTCAATCTTAATGGTCTATGGTAATAATCCTGTTCATGCATCGGTTCTTTGTCGTATGAGACCGAGCTGTTTCCCGATTGCCTTCCCGTCGGGGACTCAGACAACTCCTACGCCACAGACAGTCGCTGAACAGACAACCGCGAACACGACCGCGAACACGACCGCGAACACGACCGCGAATACGAAAGCGAAGGCGTAAAATGAGGGGGCTTGGATTAGTTGTCGGATACGTTTTAGGAAATGCTACGGCAAGAAAATGGTGTTTAGACAATCTAAAAAAAGCCTCCCTTATCATTGACCAAGAACTGAAGAAAACTCCTATGGGTAAATTGTTCTGTTCAATGGTACCGGAGAAAAAGAACGAAACCATTAATAAGGAGAAAAATGATGACAGACGAACAGATTAAAGATACTTTTTATGAAACCATTAATAAGTATCTTAAACACGAAAATATAACGGCTCTTGAAATAGAGTCTTTAGCCAGAGCTTATGTTAATATAAGTGATAAAATAGCGAATCAGATGGACTGTTTTTCTAAATCAATGCTGGACATTTTGAAAACAAAATCTATCCCTGTTGAACCTGTAGAGGAGACCGCAAATGAGTGAATTTATGTCTTTAATGGAAGAATATGCCAAAGTGAGTGATGAAAGCGATATGCACCACTTGACTAGGGTTCTGGACCATTTATTTTGTGATTTAGAAGAAATGCACCCGGAAATGTATGAAAAGTACATGACCAAAGTAAAGCTTAGCAATAAGCATATTCCTTGGGACAGGCACCAAGCAGAGCACGCCGTTAAGAAAATGAGGAATAAAGATGGTACTGAAGGAGAGCACTGGACTTATGAACAGACAACCGAGGTACTAGAAAAGAAAGGTTACGACCATCCGGCGGCGGAATGGTATGTTGCTATGAATATGTGCTACTCTGATTATTTTTCACCAGATTTCTCTACAGACGTTTATATAAGGTTAGCTTGTGATTTTTTAAATGATTCAGATGCTCCGTCCAATAAAATGAAAAGATATTGGGTAGCAATGCATTATTAAACCTTTGGGCGCAGGCTCCCTCCCTGCTTTGTGCCTGCGCCCCCTCCCTCTTCCGCCTCCTTTCTCTTTTTCGCTTGACGACATTTAAATTCTTCTTATAATATTAAAGCGATATATAAACTGAAGGAGGAATTTATGCCGTGTACGCCTTTTTCCATTTTCTATAACATTTTATGGGGCTTTCTCCGCCGCTGGTTTGGTGGCTTATTTGATGAAGTTCCTCTTTTAAAAAGCAGGGGTATCCAAACAGTCGTTATGATTTTATCCATGCTTCCTTTATTTATGTGTTATGGATTCGCTACAGCTCTTGTAACCTCTCTATGGTTACAATTTATGTTTTGGTCAAAAGGCCATGGTCCTGTTTTCGACCGTGGAAATGGTGGTAAACCAAGCAGCGATACCCTTCGCCGGTATAAAGAGATGTGGGGATATAATCTTGCCTGCAAACTCTTTCCCGAAAAAATGTGGTATGGCTATTGGTTTGACGGATTCTTAATGTCGATTCGTTACACGTTACCGATGGCTTTTCCTGCTTTATATTTTCTTGAACCCGGATATATTCTTATCGGTCTGTCTATCAGCCCGATATATGGATTATGCTGGACCCTTAAAAATAAAGGATATATCAATGTTTCAGCCACTCAGGTAGCTGAAGTATTTTCTGGTTTTGTTTTCGGATATATTTGGTATCTTCCAGACCCGGAAGCAAAATATAATTTTTTAAGCTTGACTTTTAAGTTTTTGGGAATAGATTAACACCGGAACTTATTAAGGAGAAATCAATGGATACACTTGTCAGTCCTACTAAGGAAAATAGCTTCAATCAGAGTAATGACAACGTAGTTTCTGAGAGAAGTAACATTAATATAAACAAGACCTATATGACATCTCAAAATTTTTTGATAGGTGCCGCTCTTATCTCAATTTTTGTTATGAACATATTATTGGCTATGTTTTTAATCCGGTCAATAGACGACCAGAAGGCGAGCATCATAGAAGCCAAAAACGAAATGATAGAGTTCAGAAGCGAACTCAAAAAAGGTATAGACGAAGAAATAAATCAGCAAAACGACGTTATAGCTGAGTTTATAAGAATAAACAAAGGGAGGTAGCTATGTCAGAGACAACTCTTGTCAGTACCTCCCGTTTAAAAGATTTTGAACTCTTTTACGACCGGATAGGAAGCACCATCCCTTCTTATTCAGCCGAACCTCCAGCAGGAACTCTGCGTATCAGCGTACCGAACACAGAGGTATCCAAAACAGAGTGGGCCGCTTTGTACGAAAAAATCGGTGGCGAAGACGGTAGCACGCCTGATACCTTTGTCCTTCCTTATAAAGAAAAGGAAGGGGACTTGGAATACTATTTGGTAGGAAAGATACTCATATCAGATATTGTAGTAAGTGGTAACGTGATTTCACAAACCTTTACATACGATAATCTGGACAGCGAAGGTTATTTCCTATTTCAACATGGTATAGGTCATTTGCACCCCATCATCCAAGTTAGGGACGCTGATGGAGGACAAGTTCTTATTCCAAAAATAATTAACGAAACTGGCCAATCAAAGCTTTTAATTGGCGGACGTTTTAGACCAGCATGGGAAGGAACGTGGACAGCATTGGCGCTTGGTTAGGAGAAAATTTATGGTAAAGTCTACGATGCTGATAAACGGAAAAGAAATCAGTCCGTCCCAAGCCGGAAAGATAGCCGAGGATTTTATTATTAAATGGTTGTCCAAAAAAAGTAAGTATATCTACGTTGCCAGATTCTCTGATACTTATGATGCCAATAAAGGCCGCTGGGGGACAGGTCAGAAGAAAGTTGTTCTTCCACGAAAACCTTGTGATATAATGTTAATTATGAACGGTATAACTTATTTCTGTGAAATAAAAACCTCTACCAGTAAAAAAGGCCTAACCGGCAGTCTTTTCTCTACTCAAGCTTCAGAGAGATATAAGATAGCCGTAGCTGGTGGAAACTATGCCTATCTTATCTACAGTACAGAGAGAAGAGAATGGTACTTCATTAATTATCAGGATTTGGTGAGTGACTATACTTGGGAAGACATGATTCATTTTTATATTGACTTTCCAGAAGTACCGTTTTAAAATAAAGCTACTTTTTTACTTGGGAGACATTATGGAAGCTTTAAATAATCAGAAGGTAGAGTGGACCGATATTATGGTCGACGTTGAAACAACCGGTACGAGTATAGCTACTGCCGGGGTTATTCAGCTGTCAGCTGTTATGTTCAATTTAGAGAAAGGAATTATCGGTCCCGAATTTGATTCTTGTCTATTGTTACCGGAAGGATACTTCTGGGAAGCAAAAACCCTTAATTGGTGGGTATCGAATCCAAAGAGGAAGATAATCCTTGATGAGATTACAAAGAAATCCTTAAATCCTAAAGAAGTTATAAATAGTTTTATTAGATGGAATAGAGTTGAAGGCCCAGCTAAACATTTTTGGTCAAAGCCCAGTCACTTTGACTTTACCCTGCTAGATAAATATTTTCGTATGTATGGATTTCAAAATCCATTTAAATACTGGAAGGCCAGAGATATGAGAAGTTATCTGTTGGGTATTATGTTTCCGGAACCGCTTCCGGAACTGAGACTGGAATCGGACGACGCTCATAATGCATTAGCCGATGTTAAATTTCAAGTTATGGAACTTATTAAATACACTCAAAAATACAAGGGAGAAAAATAATGGAAAAAGATGTTTTAACTCTAGAAGATTACCAAGAAATAGCTAAGAAGAAAGGCTTTATTCTTAGTCCTCATGCAGAGAAAATTATTGCCAGAGTAAATGCCTGCAACGGGTATTGTCCTTGTGTTTCGCCAAAAGAACGTGAAGCACATCCGGAGAATAATTACGAATGTCCTTGCAGTCTTATGGAAGAGGATGTTAAAGAAACAGGACATTGCCATTGTAACCTGTTTCTCCGACCGGAAGAAGAACACTGACACTAACACTATTGATTTTACTTGGGAGATTAATATGAATTTATCTGATAATTCTAGTCCATTTGTTTTAATTGGCGACGTACATATAGGACGTAAGTTTCGTTCCAGAGATATTCCCTTGGAAATGAAAGGGGTTCGTGAAGAAGTCCTATTGGCTCAATTTAACCGTAAGGTAGAAAAGGCTATTGAAACTTGCAGAGAAAAGAACAAGGAAGGGGTAATTATTCTTGGAGACCTTTTCGATTCTTTCTGTGTCAGCTACGATGACCTTATAAAGGTCTATAATGTCGTAATTAATTTTGCCTATAACTATTGCCCTTGCTACATTATAAAAGGGAACCATGACCAGTCTAAAGATAAGGAAAGAATATCGGCTTTTGATATATTAAAAAGACTGTGCAAAAATTATGATAATCTTAGATTTATAGAAGAACCTCGTTTTATAGGTGAACATCTTTTAGTTCCCTACTATTCAAGCGAAGAACTTCCTCAAGTTCTTACTAATTATAACCATAGGGGTTATACCATTTATGGTCATTTTGAAGAAGCTGACCTAAAGTGGTTAAAGCTGTGCTACCAACAAGTCTTTAGTGGACATATTCACAGTCCTCGTCAAGAAGGTAATTTAACAGTAGTTGGAAGTATAATGCCCCTTACCTTTGCCGAAGACCCGACAAATACTTTTATGAGAACCTGTACGCTTGCTGAATATGAATATGACCTTTCTCTTGGTATTTCAAAAGGTCGTTGCTACCGTCTTAAACTGCAAGAGGGAGAAGAACTTCCTTCACGACCAATATGCCTTCAAATGTCAAAGTATATTGAGCCCAAGGAAACTAAAGAAGAAATAGACCTGAATGTAGACTTTGAACCGTTTGATATTGAAAAGCTTATGCACGAAGCTTTAGACAATCTTAATTTATATGAGGAGGTCTATAACCAGTATTTAGAAAATAAGATGTCGGAGGCTGAGAATGTTTAAGCAGGTTAATATTGAAAAAGGTCCTATTCATGGTGGAAAGATAATCTCTTTTGAAAACGGATTGACAGCTGTTGTCGGTCCTAATGGTTGTGGTAAATCCCTGCTGGTAGAATATATGTCCTTCGCGGTTTTCGGCAGTGTAGCTCTTCGTGGAAAAGTCGACGATTATAAAGACTTATCTATTACTGTCTGGTTGAGCGTGAGAGGAAAAGACTACAAGATTGAGAGAACTACCAAGAATTGTAAATTGTATGATAGTCAAGGAACTCTCTTATGCACAGGAACTAAGCCATGTAATATCAAGATTATATCCTTACTTGGTTATGATTATAATGTTTATAAAATGGGAAATTATGCAGCCCAGTTAGATATACTTGGTCTTGGAAATATGAAGCCTTCCGAAAGAAAGACTGCGTTAGATAAGACGTTGGGAATAGGGATTATTGACAAGCTTATTAAATATACCAATGATAAGGCTTTAGAATTTTCTCATGAAGAGAAAGCGATTCGTGGCCTGTTAATAGACCCGGGAGAAGAGCCGGTCGCGCCAGAGGGTTACCGTCCTATTTTACAAATTGCACAAGATTACGAAAATGTAAAAACAGACCTGCGTGGTTATAAGATTTTTCAAGCTATGGAGGAACCAGTAGAACCAGAGAATCCAGACAATAAATACTCCGAAACAATCAGGAATGTGGAAGCGAGTGAGATTAGCAACACAATTACGCTCAGAAAAGAGTATGAGACCAAGCTGCTTCAATTTGCTGACACTGTTAAGCCTAAATATACCCGTCCGGAACTGGAAGAAATGATTAAGCAAAATAAAGCCTATCAAGAATACCAACAATATCTGGCAAAGACGGATTTCTTCTCTAGACAAGAAAAACCTATCTTTACGCAAGAAGAACTGGATGAAGAAAAAAGAAAGAAGGACGTGTGGGATATTTATCATCTTGAACTGACCAAGTTTAATATCGGGAAACAAACGTGCCCGAAATGCGGTCATATCTTCAGTAGTCAGATGGCAGAGCCTACTCCCCCTCCATTTGAAGAACCTAAACTTTCTTTTGACGGTCTCCAGAGACAACAACAGCTAATAAATTATCAAAATGAATTTAACAAGATTCCTAAGGTTGAAGAATGTGTAAAACCTATTTTACAAAGTGTTGAGACCAGCAATCTCCTTTGTGATTGGGATATGTATGACCAAAAGGAAAAGGAAGAAGCAGAGATTTCTGCTAAAATGGCCGACCTTCCTAATTACACTCTTGAAGATTTACAGGTTCGTTTAAACTATGAGAGAGACAGAGCCGAGTATGGTCCACGAAAAGAAAATTATGAAGGTTATAAAGAAACTTATGAAAAAATGGCTGCTGAGTATGCTAATTTTCAGCTTACAGATTTAGAAACTAAGCTAAACAAGTTAGCTATTTTATATCATCAGTGCCAAGAATATGAGACACAGAAGAAAATATGGGATGTTCAGAAGAGTGATTATGACAGAGCCAAAGAAAGGGCTGATACATTTGCAAGAGAAGGAGGTCGCTATAAGAAAGCTGCCGAGAATCTGAAAGAGATGAAAGTTAAGATTAAGGGATATGTTCTTCCGTCTCTTCAGAAAGTAAGTTCTCATTTACTTTCTGATATGTCTGATGGATTGTTTAACGAGATTACAATCAGTCCTGACTTCGATATTCTTGTGGAAGGACGAGAAATAAATCTGTTCTCAGGTTCGGAACAGGCTATGATTAACCTTGCTTTAAGACTTGGCTTAGGACAGGTCTTAACCCATAAAGTGTTTAGTGTCTTTATCGGAGATGAGATTGACGCGTCAATGAGAGAAGACCGGGCACAATTAACAGCCAATTGTCTTAAAAAGATTTCAAAATATATAAACCAAGTTATTTTGGTATCTCACAGAGACATTGAAGCTGACCACTATGTACAATTAGGAAATGGAGACTAAATATGGAATATAAAGTTGAGATGGATAAGCTGACAGAGGAACAACTGGAAGCCTTCAGAATTATTAATAATGCAGCCGTCGAGCTTGAATTGGAACGACGTGTTAGAGAATCTACTTATGAGGACGAAGTTGAGTTTATGGAAGACGTAAGTAAGGCTTATTTCTTCCTCCGTCCAATGTACGATAATATGCGAAATAATGATACCAAGAAAACAATTACCAACTCTGGTATTATTGAGACTCTTGAAAAGTTCATTCGTACGGCCAAAGCGAATAAGATTAAATATAAAGAGTACGAATCGGCTCCGGAAAAAGAACCGGAACAAGCTCCGGCTCCGGAAAAGGAACCAGCTGAGGCAACCAAACCAGCAGTATGGATTATTAGCGATATAGAGAAACCGGAACCGATTCCGGCTTCGGAACCGTTCTCTGGGCCATATAAACCTGTTGTGCAATCAAAAACGGTTAATGACCCGTATAATCCAACTCCTATGCCCCTGAGACCTTTACTACAGCAGGAATCGCAACCGGAAGTTCAACCGGCACAGCAACCGATTCCGGCTCCGGAACCGCAACCGGCACCGCAACCGGTGGCGCAGTCGGTTCCTCAAAGCCGCTTAAATGAGATTCTGGCTAATATTCCGGTTGTAGGAAATTAAGATGACACCGGAAGAATATACAGAAGAGTGTCGAAGAACTGAGAGAAGAGAAGACTGGGCGGAAATTACACCAGAACTTTCTAATAATGTCCGTCTTCTCTATACTCTCATTGGATTAGCGACCGAAGCAGGAGAAGCTTTGGACGTATTTAAAAAGTGTCTATTTTATAAAAGACCATTTGATATAGAGCATTTTGCCAGTGAGTTGGGAGATGTCCTATGGTATCTGACTATGGCTGCTGATATTTCGGGGTATTCTCTAGAAGACCTTATGCAAATAAACACTGAAAAGTTAAGAAAAAGATACCCTCAGGGGTTTTCTACGGAGAAAGCAATTAATAGAAAGGAGAATGACCTATGAATGAAGTAATTGATACTGGTCTAATTCAGAAAGATAGATTGAAAGATATTATGAGAGAAATTCTTAGCCTCGAGCATGAAAGAAACGCAGTTAAAGAAGACATGGTCGACGTAAAGAATCATATCTCATCTTTCTTGCCAAAGGGGATGTTTAGCAAAGCTTTGAAGGTATATCTTGAAAAAGGTTATGACGGACAGGCACAGGCTGATTATGAGTATTTGTCAGATTTACTTGGAATACCCTTTGCTTGTAAAATGTACCAGCCAAGAGAAATGACGGATTTGAGTGAAGACCAAAAACAGAGTATTGAAAAGGTTAAGGAGCTCTTTGCTAATTATGATAGACTTTTGAATGAGAGGAATACCATCTCATGTGATATTAGAGACATTTATATTCAAGCTAAAAATATTGGTGTTAGTGTTCCTTTACTTAAGAAAGCTATTGACTTTTGCCTACATCCTAGTAAACTGGAAGCGTACCAAGACAGTATTCCTCTTCTTGATACTTATGTGGATATTTCTAAAGAAGTAGACTAAGGTATTCTGAAGAGTATGTGGATGTTGTTCGATACTTTCCAATAATTACATAGGTTAGAAACGTTTAGTCTCCCAAGACTAAGAAAGGAACTAGGTCAATAACCCAGTTCCTTTTTAATTGCTCTCTTATCGGCGTTGCACTTTAAAAGTGCTTTATGTAAATCCACTGTATATTTTCTTAAATAATCATTCCTGTAGCGGGTTCTTTTCGGAACCGGGCACTCTTCCAGAAGATTAGCCGAGATTGTGACAGGGACGATTTTCTCGCCCCTTGTACAGCTAGTAAGGAATAGTATTGTCGACAGCAGCAGGAATAACTTGAAGAAGCCAGTTTTTACTATCATCGTCGGTCTCCTTTATTTTTTCCAACTCTTTTTCTTGTGCCTCTTTCTCAGCATCTATTTGCTGATACTCAAGCTCTCTCTCCTCGGCTGCCTTTTGTACCAATATTAATTGATTACTAATATAATTTAAATTAGATTCTAATTTGGTAATGTATTCGTCCCTTTCAGCCAGCTTTTCTTCGGTTCTATTAAGGTCGTGTGTTACCAAGGCGGCATAGACAACGATTACGCCTATTACCAAAATAAGATATTTTACAGGACTAGACATAGCTCGTCTCCGGCAAGCCGGTTTTGTAGCCTTTTTCCGGAGGGGAGAAAAGAACTTCTTTCCGATTCCGTCCCTCTCTTTTATAGCTGACGTGAACCCAGTCATAATATTCTTTAGATAAACCTCGACGACGGACTTCGTAGATAAGCTGGTCAAATTCAAGGTGGTCTCTTATCCATACTGCAAGGTCATAATTCGGTACCGAGTTCGAGATTATGTCCGCAGCTTGTCCCAGTGCGTGTTGACTTGTCGTCTTCCTGCCTAAGGCCAGACAGAGCTGGGCATTACTATAACCAGAAGAAATAACAATAGGTCCAAAATGGTCTCTTACTTTCTGAAGAACTTTTTGGCATAAAGCTCTTGCATTAGGTATAATCGTTTCTGGGTCATGAATATTATTGTTTATCCCTCTTTGTTCAGCGGTTGAAGAGTAAGTAAATTCTTCAAGTGTAAAATTATCTGATAAGTTCATGGCTACCTCCTTACTTTAGGATATACTAAATAGTAAGAAAGTCAACACTGAATTAGAATCTCGCGCCGGTCAAGGTTCCGGATTAACGAAACGGTCGCTTGGTGAATCGTTGGGAGAGGAGAACACCGTCTTAGGCATTAATCAGCTCCCGCGCCATAATCACGGGGACTTGGTGTCAATTCAATCCAACGTCGGTAGTAAGAACGGCAGAATTGCTTATTGGGTAGGCTCTAGGCAATACAACAGACTCGGGCGCACCGATGAACATACAATCATAGAAGAGGACGATTACTATGCCGGTACCGCTGAAGCTGGCGGTGGAGGTAATGCAGGCCATAACACAATGCAGCCGACCACATTCGTAAATGTGATGCTGAAGCTCTAGTTAATCGGAACTAGTTAATCGACAGTATCAAAGCTTTAACATTACGTTCACAAAAACGGTTGGTTGCATAACATTAAATGGTTTACTTTCTCCGGCTGTACCCATAGATATATCCGGCTCCTGTCCTCTTTGATAAAGATTGTGACCGTCACCACGGTGGAATGTAAAGTTTCCTGTGTACCTATCAGAATAAACGGGAACCTTATTCTTTAAATCGTGGTCATGTGCTGCTAGTTCTTCAACAGTCATCGTATGTTTCTCCTCTCCCAACGATTCACCAAGCGACCGTTTCGTTAATCCGGAACCTTGACCGGCGCAAGCGATGGCGCGACCTAAGAACTTTGGCAAGACCAATCTTTTATTTGCAGACCAATCTTGGATTGCTGTTGTCTTCGTGGAAGAGGTCCCGGAGAAGGTCTGGATTTCACAATAAGGAATATCCCACATTAACATAAACAAGTCATAGGTATCGGAATTAGCCCGTGTTGTAGCTCCGGAAGCAGAAGAACCAATAGAGCCGTCATCAAGCATTATCCAACCTTCATCAGCCGTTTTTTTAAAGGTCAACTTTGCATCGCCAGTAGTCCAGCCTAAAGATTGTTTAAATTGGGTACTGACCTTATCCATTGTGATAGACCCGTCTGCAATGTATTTTCCATCAATAGGAACGTCAATGGTTGCAGCCGAACCTAAGTTAAGCAATTCCCTGACCTCAGCGTCATCCGTAGCCTCAAAAAGAGCCAGCATATATCTAGTAATCGTGACAGCTTGCATATCTTCCGGCCCGTTAAAATAAGGGACTGCTTGCTGGGCTTCTTTTAATTTTGAAAGAGTGGTCAATATTTTACTAAGGGGTTGATAGTTGTCCTTCACCCAATCTGTATAAGCAGGATTACGATTGTCTTCGGACAGTTGTTTCCATTGGGGCTCGGGGTCAGCTGAAATTAACTGAAAGTTCCCGCGTCCCATCATATATACCTTCATACCAACGTCGGCCGTAGTCACAGTCGGGAAAGTGGAAACACGCCTGAAACCATGTTTGGAAGCATCATCTCTGGCCAATATATTGGGTAAAGATTCATCAATATAGTCAGTAGGTTCAATGTTAGGGTAATTGTAATCTGTAATATCGTCGTTATTGGCCATGCTTCCTCCAAATTGTCTAAATTGTTTGGCTCTCCATCTCGATTCTCTATCTTAGTTTTCTACCTAGGTTTTCCTATCTTTATTTTTTCAAAAGTATTACCGGTGATTCTTCCGTTAATAGAGATACTAAATTTTTCGAGTGTAATATATATCTCATAAAAGAAGACCCACCAAGACATTATTACACTATCTGGAATTTTACAAGTAGAAATAAGCTCAGCCAAGAGCTCAAAATAGGACGAAGACCATTGGTTAAACATATTGATAACGTAAGCTATATTTTCGTCGCTCCAATCATCTTTCTTCAGCTTTTCCTCAATTATTTTTGAATATTCAATTTTAAAATTTTCTATACCCTGTTTATGGTAAAGATAGTAGCTACAGAACTTTTCTTTAGATAAATCGCCGTTTTTGTAAGCCGTTAAATCAGCCGTGAACTTATCTCTTAACATAGACAACATAGTCTTTACCAAATAATGATAAAGAGCGTTTCTTCCAACGTCTTTTGAAAGATGGAGAGATTCAATTTTTATAACTTTAAGACTTATTCGGTTCATGAATAAGTCATTGCGAATATCGAAAGCATTACGTTCTTTTTCTACCTCTTCCTTATTACGGTCGAAGAGGTCATACCTGAGATATGAAAGTAATCGTCTGATAGAATCTTCATATTTTATCCAAGCGACCAAAATTAATATAATGCAGGTTAGAATAAGTACGGTTAGATTACCACTGGCGATGTATTCTACTATCTTATTAAAATCAAGATTCATAGGCCTTTCCTTACTTATTCGTTATTGCCGCTTCTAATGCCGTAATTCTGGTTGTTAGATTAGCTATTACAGTAGTTAAATCATCACTTAATTTATCTTCAGTAATAGACTTAGGAGCAATGTTTCCGGTTGAAACATTCTCCGTTCCTAAAAGTGACGTTGCGACGTTATCGGCTAACTTCTCTTTTGTAACGGATTTATCTGCGATAGAAGAAGTAATTACTGCGTTATTAGCCAATTTAGTAGAGTCAATCACCGAGTTGGCTAACTTGGCAGTGGTTATAGACCCGTCAGCGACGTTGTTTATATCTACAGGAATGGCTGTTGCAAGTTTAGCTGCCGTAACAGCTCCATCTTTCAACTCAGCAGTCCCGATTGAGTTCGCGGATACGGTTACATAAGAGGTCTTAAATATGGACCTAATAACAATCTCTTGTCCTACTACCGGTTCCATAATAAATTTTACAGTATGACCGTCCGGGAGAATTTCCCAGTCAGCATCCATTAATACTTTTCCAGCATGAACTATTATAAGGCTGTCCTTATTTAAAATAGGGAAACCAACGTCGAACTCTGTTACCCCTTCTTCAGCAGTAAATTTTTTAATAAATGGAGAGTAATCATATTCAAGCAAAGATGCTAGTTGGAGTATTTCAATAGTTTCTCCATTATTAGGAGCTTGATTAAAGATAACTGACATACCATCAGAAGCTAATTCATAGGTATCCGTAACTTGTTTCACGCCGTCAATAAATACATAAAGTGTATTCTTATTACTCGTATATCTTTCAAGGTCATATTCCGTAGTTGTTCCGTTCCCGATATATTTTTGAGACACCGCAGGCATAGTTACTGTATTAAGCAGGTTCCGATTCACAAGCAGGTCCAGAATCGCTTTCACGTCCTGAACTGTGTCAGGGACATCGGGATGTTCAATAGAATAGGCAATTTCTTGAGGAGTTAAATAATCCCACAGACTGATAAAGTCTGTACCATTAAAAATAAACAGGCGGTTTAAATCCGTCCTCCAGTTAGGTCTTCCGACATCTTGAACAGGGTCTTGGTCAGTTGTAAAATCGTCTCCGGAAAAGAAGTTGGAGGTATTTCTATCTCTGGTTAATAAGCGCCTCCATGTTTTAGCAATGGTCTCATCGCCAGTAATATTAGGTAAGTTTTTCTCGTTAGCCATTCTTTTCCTCGCTGATTGGTTAATACCCCGTCGCAAGCCAGCTTACTTTTCCTGTGACGTATGTATCTTTGTTTACAGTGGACTTTAACATAAAGGTAAACTCTTTTTCTGTTTTAGTCAATACTTCAACTGTACAAGGCTCTGTAAATTCTGTAATATTGAACATAATTTCTTCCGGAACATTATAATAGAGCTTATGATAAGAAACTTTAGTCGGATTAGCTGGGTCGGTGCTTGTTACTTCAACAGTTCCACGGTCTACAATATCCTCAACGTCAATACTTAGTTTCGCTTTATAAAAACCAAGTTTAGTATCAAGGTTATAGGTTCTCATACGAATACCGACAATAGCCTTTTGATAAGTATATTCTCCGGCCACCAATGGTCTGGCATCTTCATATTCAATAGGAGTTCCCTTCTTAGCCATTTCTCTTATCTCATCAAGAGATAAGCCACCGTCCAGAAACTCGACATCATTCATAACAACTTTCTCATTATTGAAAGCAGCGTCTATAAGAGACAGGTATTCTTTAGTAAATCGGTCAAGGCGCGATTCGGTTTCCGTATTTAAATTAAGAGTTCTTTTCGTACTTACTACCCAACCGCCTTCATTACCAAAAGTATCCCACGGTTGATTAGCACCTGTAGAATCCCACTGCTTACCTGCATCGTCCCACGATGTAAGTTTGGCCGGAACAAACTCCCAATTATATACTTCGCCTAATTCATTTGTCTCTTCCATTAGGATTCTCCCTCTGTAGATTACTCAGTAATGGTTATAATAAACGTGTAATCAAAAGACAGGTCTTCATCAATACCCTTTGGTGAAAATGTAGCTCGGTCGAACATAGTTCCACCAGCTTCGGCGTTAAATAAACCTACTTCGGTAATATTAACACTTAACCCTGATTGTTTGGGGATACTTCCTGTGAAAGTTAATTCTCTTGTGGTCTCATTCCAGTTAGAAGTTACTGGTGCTCTATAAACCTCGTTCTCCAAAGCAATCATAGAATCGACTGTTACATTACTTCCGGTTCCGAATGCAATATGAGAAATAGGAGCCATTCTAACTGTCGTATCCGACATAAGGCTCGCTACCCAGTTAAAACCGGCTTTTACTACCTTATTGTGCTTTTCCCAGCAAATAATTTCACCAGTTTTATGGTTGACTAAACGTCCACGAAATTTACCCGACAATCTCATTATATTCTCCTAATTTTCTATTAATAAAGTATTGTGAAAAAGCACCAACCGGGGAGGCTTCAATAACTTTATAATTTTCATAATTACCATAATCAGCATAAAAGTAAAGGGTTCTTTCTGTTGCTGTCTGACTTATTGAAATTGTTAAAAAGTCTAAAGCCATAGCGGTTTTATAAGGAATAATAATATCCTTATGGTCAGACATTCTTAAATAAAGCTGACCGTCAAACATATAAACCTTCAAATAGGTATTTGTTCCGTACAATGTGACTAAGTTGAGGTTCTTTTCCGATTGGTCGGTAATCTTCAATTTAAAGGTTAAATTGAAGGTTTCAGGTATTACCATACCGCTATATTCTAGGTATGTGTTGTTATGCAGTAATAAACCTTTAGTAATATGAGAATCAGTATAGCTTATATTTGTTTCAACATCTGGATATATCTTTTCGGCTATATCATTAGTAAATCCATTATAAGGAAATCCGTATAAACCCTCATAGTTTTCCGGCTCACGATATTTCATAATTACTATTTCAATGTCCCCGTCAGCGTCCAGTTCCTTGGAGCTAATCCAAGAAATATGTGCTTCAGTTGACGAATATCTGTAATGAAGGTCATTCCACGTTAAGCGATTTCCATACGAGAAAGCCTCTGTATCGAACCAGTTACGCGCACGAGTTACCTTCCTTAACTCAACCGGGAAATAGTGCTCGGCACGGGTAACTTCCTGTTTCATAACCAAAGATTTGTCTACATACGATAAAGGTTCAAAACCATAAGTAATTCCGGGGAAACCTTCAGCAGCATTGTCTACTTCCAAAATAATGTTTCTGTTTGAGAACAGTTCCATATCCGGACGGGCATATCGAGGATTTACGCTGTATAGACCCGCTGGGGAAACAGCTTTAATTGCATATACAACGTCACTTAAAGCAGGCAAAAGAACAGTGGTGTTGTTACCCTTAACTTTCGCAACCTTTATAGCGGTGCTCCAATTATTTCCTTGTCTGATTTCATACTCGATGTCCACGCCCGGGACTTGTTCCCAATCGAACCTTACTCTGTCTTGGCATACCGTCGCATAGAAAGCCGGAACGTCTTCAGGACTGTAAACACTTGTGGATATATATGCAGGAATTGAGCTATATATACCTAAGAAGTTCTGAGCGCAAACCATATAATGATGAATATTACTGTCTTCAAGAGCAACAAAGGTAGAAGTTCCCATAAAGCCGGTTGTTATCACTTCTCCGGTATCCCAATCGGTTCCTTCTCTTATCTCGTATCCGGATAAATCAATATCCTCTACTGGGTCCCATGTAAGTTGAACACCATTGATTGAACGAGAAACTCTTAAATTTTTAACGTTGGACGGATAATCGAACACGTCCTCGACCTCGTATGTAAATATAGGAGCTGTCTCAAAAGACGGCGTTATCCCCGTTGCGGATAACGGTAAAATAACAAACTGGTAAACCCCTGCCGGATGGTCGATAATAATGTTGTTATTTACAACTTCTCTCTTTATCCATGCCTCATCTCCCGACGTTTTACTATATACAACAAGGCCACCGGAATAATAAGGATATGTAGGGTCAAATGTAGCAGTGATATACAATTCGGTTTCGTTATTAACCTTATTATAGTTAAGATAAAAAGAAGCGTCTAATATATGCGGAATCTCTGATATGGAAGGAAGACCTGAATAATCTCCCATTCCTTCAAATTCCATATTGTCAGCTGCTTCCCATTTATTACGATTCAACTCCAAGGCCGTTATTGTATAAACATCGGCATTGTCTCCCTCGGATATGGAAACAATTCGGAAAGGTTTAGGAGTACCAGTTTTATCAGAACCATGGATTGTGAAAGTAGCTAATTCCGGAAGATTGTCCGGGAGAGCATCTGTAACTGTAAATTCATACAAGCTACCGGAACCGGAAACAGGATTAATTTCGGTCTCATATAACCCGTCTGGAAGATTAAAGGTTATCTTATATCCGATACCTGCTTCAAGGTAAACACTGTCTCTAAGATAAACTGTCTTTCTATCTTCACTCAATCTTTTTATTCTTCCCGGTATAGAGAAACCCAATACGGGGTCAGCTATCAAGATAATATCAAAATTAGATAAGCATTGAGCCTGTCTGTTTGTAGAAAAAGTAACAGTAATCTTTTCAGTAAGAGAGGTAATTAATTTATAATAGGCACGTCGCATAGCTTCGCCTTCACGGATACATCCGACAGCAGCGAAGTCATAAGTAACGCGTCCATTCTTATCAATGTCATCTTGGTTATAGATTCTTCTGGTATCCGATTCCCAGTTCATTTCCGGATTAGTAAATGAAACTTTAATGTCATTATATCTGTTTTCCGGAGAAGTAAAACTATACGAGAAACCATCTTCGGTTATATTTTCCGGCGTAAATAAGAAGACTGCGTCAGCGTCCTTTTCTACAAACAGGCGAAGGTATCCGACAGATTCCTCAACCAGAACAGCATTAAATAAACTTGCCAAATAAACGGCAAATTCTCGGCCATTCGTGGCTTCGGTTTGAAGAAGATTACAGGTATAACGGGGCTGTTTTCCTCCACGACCATCGTTTACTAACTCATCGCACCATTGACCTGCTTCATAGCAATCCCATTTATCCAACGTAACCGTAGAATAAGCATTTACGCCATAACGGTCATTCATTACAAAATCATACAGACACCAAGCCGGATTATCTGACCAAGCAATTTTAAATGTACCATCCCATTCACCAGTGTATTCCCTTGTCTCGGGATTGTAATTAGAAGGAACACGAATACGGATTAATTTATAAATACCATAAAATGACGGAACACTTGTTAATTGATTAGAATATTGTAGGTGAATATGAGCTAAAGCCGTATAAGGGTATTCTCTAGGAGTAACAAATCCTTCTTGAAACGATTCCCAGCTAACGGTATTAAAAGTTGTAGAATTATTACCGTCTTGAGACATTTTAGTTATTCTAATTTCATAAGGCTCATTTTTTCGTTCTACTTCAATCCTAAATTCTTGAACCACATTACCAGATATTTTACCAGTAAAAATAATCGGTAAATCTTCCCCAGTAATATTGGACCATTTTTCATCAGATATAGCTCTGTATTCAACCTTTATTTCAACACTGCTTGCTCCCGGTCCTTTTTTACCTTGAAACATTAATGCTGATACAACCAAACGAATCTCTATAAAGTCAAGTTCTCCTGTTTGAGTTTGTCTGACTACAGGAACATCGTGAGATAATTCTACGCCTACACTTGTACTTCTTGTTGCGCCACCGAGGAAATAATAGAGTTCTTCATTAGCTCCAGAACCGGGAAATAGTTCAAGAGCCACTTCTTCAAAGTTGTCATCCCCACCGGCTGATTGAAGAGGAGTATCACTGACATAAAAACTTTTTGCTCCATTTTCCAACCCCTCAATCTCTCCTTCACAAAGGCCAAGAACAATTTCAGCTTGGTCGATTGTATCGTCAAGATTAATGGTACGAGCTGCTTTTTTAGCTTCTTCTGCCTTCTGAGCCTCAAGCTTAGATTTTTCATAAATAAGTCTGTCTCTTATTAAGGCACCTATCATCAGCTGGACTCCTTGCTGTTTATAACCTTTATTGTTGTTGACGAAATATTATAAGATATAAAATGACCGGCTACTTTAAATAGGCCATATCCGAACGGGATTCTGGTTCCGGCAGCGACCGTATTTGCGTTAGAACCATTTAGATATTTCGAATTTGTCGAAGCTTCTTCAGAAGTGTTTAAAGTCGGAGTAGGAAACAATAGGTTCATTACGCCGGATAAAACTAAAGCGATACCTGTTGTTAAAGCAAAAGAACCTAAAGCACCTCCGACAGTAGTCCCCATAAAAGCTGTTCCTAGTCCAAAAGCTGTGGCACCTGCTAGATAAGGGGCGACAACCATCAAGGCAGCACCGACGGCAACCATAGCCCAGTTAGATTTAGCAGCCTTAAATAAAGGATATATATGTAGTTCTGAAGTATATAAAGGAACAAACCAAGATTCTTTAGAATCATATCCTTTTATTCTTATCTTCCATCTTCCAATATCGAGCGGAGCTTTCAAGTCTTTCTGATACTTTACGGCAATAGCTTTAAGAGCATCATAGGCAGTTTCAGCTTCTAAAGTAATAAATTCTTTTTTTATTTTATCCCGTAAATGCCCGTGAAAATAAACCTTTACTTTCATAGCTACTCCTTGCTTAATACCCTTATGGTTGTAGATGATACATTATAAGAAATAAAATGTCCAGAAACTTTATATAGGCCATACCCAAATGGGATTCGGGTTCCGGCGACAACTGTATTGCCAATAGTTCCCAGATACTTAGAATTATTCTCTATTTCTTCAGACGTATTCATTTCCGGGCTTAACCCAAATAATTCAGTTACTCCCCCCATTAATCGAGTAAGGTCTTTCATAAAACCTTTATTATCCCATATAATACGACCTGTAACTATTCCTGCATAGGTTTTCACAGCTGCAACGATAGTATTACCAATAGCAGAAAATACGTTCTTGGCTGTGCAAAATCTTGGATAAACATGAATAATATTATGCCTAAGACTTCCAAATAGTTTCTCTTTAGTTTCATAATGTTTAACAACCACTTTCCACCTACCTAAGGAAAGCGGAGGTCTTCCTAGTTTAGATAAACAAAAGTCCAGTCTACTTAAAGCCTCTCTGGCTGTTTTTACATCTTCTTCAAGATAATCTTTTCCAATTTTATCTCGTAAATGACCATGTAGAAAAATCTTAACCTTCATTAACTAATGCTCCATTTATAACTTTGTAGGAGCGAATACCATCTTGGCCAATAATGTAGTGAGTTAATTTAGGATAACCCATAAAAGATTCATAGTCCTCAAAGCTAAGGTTGGCTGAAGCCCCCGGATGAGTATGAAATGTTCCAACAACATCGGGTGAATCCAACTTGTCTTGGTCCTCAAAGCTCATTTCGAAACCCCCATAGGGATTTTCGCAAACATTTTCACATTCTTGCGGACCTCTGTTAGTTATTATCCCCCCGCGTTCTGGACCGTTCTTGCTGTAATAACATAAAAGACTTGATTCTAGCATCTTCTGACAACTCCATTTTTTCCATAGGCCTATCAATCTTTAAATCTTTATGCCTAATTACTCCTGTAGTGGTATTCTTCCATATTCTACAATAATTTTCAATAGAAGATTTACGCCCGTAAAAATGATGTAATATCTTACCTTCCCCAATATAGATACCGGCATGACAGGGAACAGTAGATTGAATAGCCATTAAAATAATATCCCCAACTTCCCAATTACGAATAAGGTCAGAATCTACGATTCTAAATCCTTCGCTTTCATAATTGTCCATGTAGAGATTATATTCGTCACTATGGTTCCACCAATCATCAGGACGGGCATAATCAGTAAGTATAATTCCAAATACTTCTGAATATACTCTACGAATAAGCCCGTAGCAATCTGTACTTCCATGGTTAAAATCTATTCCTACATACTGTCTAAAAACTTCTTCGGTCGGATATTTTATAATAGGCATTTAAATTCTCCTACCTAAATGTTACAGCTGGAAACTCCGGAGGGAGATACTGCCTCGCCGGAATATAAAAATTATTACCGTCCATAGGATTACGCAGTTCAAACTCAACATAGTGCTTATTGATAGAAGTTGCAGTCCAAATAATCCACATCAGCATTTGATAAACCGGACGGTTTTGGTCAATATCTCGGCGAAGAACCCGGTAACGATAACAAAAAGCTTTATCTAAGTCTCCGTCAAGAATAATCTTTGAAAAAACTCCTTCTGGATTAACAACTTGAAGCTTTGGCCGAGACACCTCTGAATCGGACTTTATATCATAACCGCTAAGAGAAATAGGTAGACTCTCCCAATCATTCCCGTTCCAAAAAACAGGGTCTCCAGCTTTAATAAAAAAATTAGAGCCATTACGAAGTTGGATGTGGAACAGGTCAACGTATGCATCTGCTGAAAGTTTAAGATTTTCTTCTTTATGTTCTTCAGGAATAAGTAGAGTCATGCAAATACTTCCTTCAATATAACGTTAAAATCCTTCAATACTCCATGACCACTTTCATATCCCTCAGGAATACTTAAAGGTTCAGAAAATCTGACTATAACTTTTCCATAAATAGGGCTGTTATATTCAAAATTTTTATAAGTTAAATGGCGCAAATAAAAATCTTCCAAAGCAGCCATATTATTCTTATCCTTATTTTTTTCATGGTCAACAACTTCGACACCATTTACAATTTTAGTGTAGTATCTATATCCTTTGAAAGTCAATGTAAACTTTTTAAGAGGAGGATAACCACCATCTGTATCAAAAGAATATCCGCCACCAAAGTTTACCGAAAAACCGTTAGGTTGATATTCAGCCTTTACTAAATGCATCATAAAATTATCAAAATTTTCCACTATATACCTCCGACTGCTACCTGTTTAATCAATCGTTTTGTCTGACCACCTTTAAGAATATCGTTTGAAATTGTAACCAAAACATCGTTTGGAGACATACCTTGTTGCTGGTCTTGAGCGACAACATATACGTTTACTATTCCGTTTGGTGTTGGAGAATTTGAATCAGACGATGTTGCAGCTAAAGACGAATCCATTTCTTCTTTAGAACCTTGAATAATTCCATTAGAATTATTATTCAAATTATCCAGATAATCTTTACCAATGGTGTCAACGGCCGACTTTTTAAGAACATATTCACCTGGCATTAGCTTTGTTAAAACAGAATCTCGATTAGGAGTAGGACCAACTACTAGACCGCCTTGGGCTTTACCAAACCCGGGGATTTGGGCTAACAAATTCGTAGGACTTTCTCCCCCCCCGGTTCCAAATCCGAATGCAGAAAAGAGAAGATTTAAGCCTTGTTTAACAGCCATTTGAACAGCAATGTCCCTTAAAGTAGCTATAACTGTTTGGCCGAAACTTTTAAAGGCATCTCCGGCTTTTGCTGAACCGCTCAAAATGTTAGAGAACATTTCAGACAAACTAGAGTCTAATGCGTCTACACTTTGTTTAGTATAACTGGCAGTAGTTTCTCCTAAAGTTAATAATCCCTGATTTTTTACCTCATCTCTATAGGACTGAATACCATAATTAAATCCCGAGGTTATCTGTCCCATACCACTCATCTCACCTTGTTTTTTAATATAATCCAAAGTGGCGTTATTTACGTCTATAGTCTCCTTCAAGTCATACATAGATTTTTCTAAGTCTGTTTCCTGTTTAGCAAACTTATTATATGTATCAGATACTCGATTCAAATTTCTATAGGCGGCTTCAATTTCTACGGCACTACCAGAAGACTGAGCTCTTTGATACCTTTCTAAGGCACTGAAATAATCCCCCTTTATATTTGAATACATCGGGTTATTTCTCAAGGTCTCTAAGATTTCTTCATATCGTTTATAAAGCCGTTCTGAAACCTCTGTTTCCTTCGCTAGATTAGCTTCTTGAAGGTCAGTTAAACGTTGCTGTTCTACGGAAGATATTACACTTCCAGAGCCATAATATCTCTCGGCTCCGGTAACTATACCCTGTTGAATATTGACCTGCTTATTCATATTGGCTATAGCTTTGTTATAGGCAGCGTCAGCTTCTTCAATATTGGCCTTAAGCATTTTAAAGAAGTAATCCATACGCATACTGGTAGTATCAATTTTAGCAATTAAGTTACTAGACGTAGACGTTAATTTCTTTTCCCATACGTCAATTTGCATATTAATACGAGATTCAGCTTTCTTTTGCTCCGGAGTAAGAGCCACTCCTTCTTCCAAATTACCAAGTCCGGCAGCGGCTCTAGCATAACTTCTATATTCATCTATTAAGTCTCTGATAGCTTTCTCTTCCTTAGCCAATTCAGCAGCAGGAATACCACCTAATGAATTAATCCTTTGAGATATTATTCTCGAAGTTTCAGATGCAGCATTACGAGAGGCTCTGTCTAGTTGAGAATTAGCAGCGATAGTATCTTCTAAGTTTGTCATAGCTTCAATTAAACGACTAATAGCTCCAGAGAACTCTGTAGTCATCTGTCCAACTATTCTAGTAACAAGGTCCTTATCAGAGACATTTCTCAGCTCCGGGTTTTCCTTCCGCATATTACTAAGTCTAATTTTTAAATCGGATTCTTTTATACCGAAGAAAGAAGCTAAATCGGCTGTGGTCTTTACATTTTTAAGACTGTCTAGTCTTTTTTGCATTTCCTCTAGATTAGAACTGCTGTTTTTTACAGCCTCAACTTGTTCCTTACTCAAGTCAATCCCAAGCCTTAGAGAGTTATTTACGTCTTCTTGAACCTTGGCAGCATCAGCGATTGAGCTTTGAGTGTCCTTCATTATCTGAGAGACTTCGTCACTAAATTCAGCTTTAACACCTCTAGCGGTTGCTGCCGAAATAAGATTAGCTTCAGCTTCTATATTATCGGCTATATCATTTAAAAGCTGTTTAAATTCTTCATTATCCTTAATAAGCTCAGCAATATTTCTAAGATAACTTACTTGATTCGAAGATTCTTCTGGATACCTCTTTTCGGCAGCCTTTCTTATTTCTTCAATAAGAACAGAAGTTAATCTTTTAGAACTCATATCAGTAGAACCAAAGCTTAGTCTTCTATCCCATGCCTTGCTTAATTCAGTGCTAATATTTTTAGCCTCTAATTCAGGCATCAAATTTTTCAAGTTCGTTATATAGCCTAATAAATTATGTAACCCTTCACTTGAAGAACCGAACCAACCGTTTGAAATTATGTTAGACAAATTCTCAGCAGTATCAGCAAACAAAGATTGTTTTGTAGCTTCAGCTACTTTTTTAGTTTCATTAACTAACTTATCTAGCCTTATATCGTTCAGTTTATGAAGGGCTTTCTCCAGTTCGTCTACAGATATAGCCGCATCTTTTATTACAGTGCTTGCCTCAGGAATCCTTGTAATAATCTCACGGACGAAAATATTTCTTTCTGCCTGATTATCCAGCTTCTGTCTATTTGCATAAAAACGGTCAAGCATATTTTGCAGTGTACTATAACCTTGCTGAGCTTTATCCAATTCACCTAAGGATTCTTCAAGCTTAGCTTTTGCTTTATCAGATTCACTTGTAAATAAACCCATTGCACTTGCAGCCATACCAAGGGTAGTTATAAGTGCAGATATAGCAGCTGCAAACATTGTTACTTGTCCCAGAGGAAGTTTAGTAAAAATAGCGGAGATGCCTGTAACTGCCGTTGATACTCCGTGCATTCTACTGTATCTTTGCATAACTTCCAAAGATTTTCCGAGCTTTACTATAGAACTAGAAATAGTACCTAGGCTCTTTATTATCAAAGAAACAAAGCTGGTTGTTCCAGCAACGGTTATTGTACCAAATAAAACTGAACCTATAATTCCTACTAATCCTGAAGACATAAAACTATTTATAGTCTTGAGTAATTTACTCAAAAGTTCAATTATAGGCTCTAACCCTTCATAAGCAATATTTCCTAAGATAGATTTAAAGTTCTTCCATTGATTAGTAAGAGCTTCCATCTGAGTTTCATTAGCCTTCATAGCCGCTGTGCTACCAGCCATTCTCTCTCTTAATTGACCGATAAAATCAACTTGGTTAATCAAGGCGACTAAGAAAGCAGCACCTCTTCTTTCCATTCCTCGAAAAGCCTCAGCAGCTCCAAAACCAGCATCTTTTAAAGTCTTTAATACGTTTGTAAAGCCTTTAGTTCTAACATCAATGTCACTTAAAGTTAGTCCAACTTTTCCTAGTTGAGTTACTAACTTATCTGTAGGTTTTAAAAACTCTGTCAATACTGCTCTTAAGCCAGTACCAAGCATAGATTTAGACCTAATACCAGCTTGGGTAGCGGCAGCAATCGCAGCGGCTGTCTCTTCATAGGACATACCCAGTTGAGCCGCAAAGTTACCTGCATACTGAATAGCAGTCTGGAATCCGGCAATATCAGCTTTAGATTCATTCATTGCAGTTGTTAAGGCATTAGTTACCTGAGTTGCCTCTGTTACTTGAAGACTGTAAATATTAAGTGTAGAAGTAATAACATCCGTGGAGGTAGCTAAGTCTGTACCTGTTGCTGTAGCAAGCTTAGCAATGGCCGGAAGGGTCTCTTTAATTTGAGATACACTCAAACCAGCTTGAGCTAATACTGTAGCGGACTTAGCCACTTCTAAGGAATTAAATTTGGTCGCATTGGCTACTTCATAAATAGTTTCTTTTAAACCTTTTAAGCCGGTGTCGGAAACAGCCGATATGGCCTGCAACTGCTTTAATTCTTCATTAAACTGACCCGTATAATTAAGAACAGACCTGAGACCATTTGTGACTGCGTTAATAGCCGCATAATTGGCCATTAACCTTAACTGGGTTACGCCCAGATACTGATTTAATTGTTGAGAACGTTCAGCATATTTTTGAGTTTCGTTACTAATACCGAGCTGAGATAATTGATAAGACTTTATTGTCTTTTGCATATTTTCCAGTGCGGCGGCTGTCTTAGCCTGCTGGAAAATTTCAGCATCCGCTCCACTATACATTAGCTTAGTGCGTTTACCAGTCAGTTTAGCTTTATTAATCATAGCCGGTAGACCAGTATAAAAAGCTTGTATAGCTTTGAGCTGTCTATTTAAAGCCTTAGTTTGTCCTGAAATATTACTAAGGGCTTGCGACATACTTTTATTTAAAAGATTGCCGTTATAATTATTAAAGGCCTCCTTAATCTCTTTACCAATTAACTGTGACCTTTTTATATCACCTTCTGAGAACAGGTTCTGTTTAGCTGCCTTTTTCTTTAAGGCTTCTATATTTTTAAGGCTTGTCTCTATCTCGTCAAAGGACTTTTTTAATTCCTTAGAATCTACCTTAAGCTTAGTCTCAACAACAGCTTTCTCGATGTCCGCCATTCTCCCCCTTACCCTTTCATTTTTTCCAGAGCCATTCTCAGCTGACTTTCATTCTGGATTTTAGTTTCTTTGCCTTTTTTATTACTCCCAAAAGCAATCGCTAATACTTTAGCCATTGCTTCAAAGTTGGTAATCGCATCAGTTTGTTTTTCTGACACTCTTATTTGTATATAGCTGCGAATTTCTCTAAGAGAAAAACGCCACTTTATATTATACAAAGAATCCTTAAAAGCCCAAAAGGTAAGTTCCTCGAAGTTTAACCCTTCTATCCATTTTAGGCAGGATTCGATTTTTCCTCTTTCATCGCCTTCTTGTTGACTTTGTCTGCCTCTTTTAGAGCAGGCATTAATTTTTCTACATTCTTCATCTGCTGCTCCAGTTTGAAAGTAAAAAAATCAACGATGTGCTCCGAAATCCAGTTGCTGAGTTTTTCCCCCTCCTCACAAGACAAGAACATAGCCCAGTTCTTTTCTACATTCTTACGATTTCCGTTCTCGTCTCTATCATCCATAACTTCATTAATCAGGGCATTTTGAAGATATGCATCCATTCCCAGATTAAATATCTGGTCCTTATCTACAAACTTAGAAAACATAGCTTGTAAAAGACCCATCGACATTTTAATCGTCTTGGTTTTTTCAGTTACCCCGTCTTCACTATAGGTAATATTGATTGAATCAGATAAATTTTTCTTATCTTTGGCTTCTTCCATTTTAGTCTCCATGCTTGTTGTTTTTCACGAATTTATAATATCTAATCTAAAAATAAAATCAAGAGCAAAAAAGAATAGGGTAACTATAAAGTTACCCTATCTGGCTTTAACGGAGACTAAAAGCCAAAAGGTTTAATTGAGTACAAAGGCAAAACCTTTATCTCCGTATTCCGCATAAAGCGGGTCACTCATAACCTGTTCCATCGGCGTAAATTCATACGGCATATTACCATACTGGTCTGTCTGGAACGACAGGCTGAAGCCGTTAGAAATACGCAGCTTCGGAATAATGATAGTAACCGGTTTCTTGCCTTCCGGAAGAATACCGACAATCTTCGCCGCCAAAGTCGGCTGGTCTTCAGCAGAGCCTACCGGAATCAGGTTTACTTTGTGAACACGGTCCCCGGCCGAGAAGTTGAACCCTTCCGGAATCGGACGGTCAAACGTCAGCGTATAGGAAGCAGACGAATCAGCTGCCGGAGAGGTCTTAATCAAAGCTTCGGCAATTTCATTGGAGTCAATAGAAATCGTAACTTCGTCATTATTCGCAAAGCCCAGAGTACCCAGTACATCCTTAGCCGAAACTTCAACTGTACCCGTCAACGGACCTCTTTCACCTTCAGTAATACCGAAGACTGTCTTGAACTTTTCAGAACACGTTACAGTCTGTTCAGCACCAGCCAGAACCTTCATGTGTCCCTTTTCAATGGTCAATACGGCCACACCGTCATTAGCCTGTTTCAGAGCCCTCATCAAGTCAAGAACCGTACCATTTACAGCTACCTGAGGAGCCGTCCCCGGGTCAAACGTTGCTTCAGCCAGTTTACCAACGAATACCAAGTCTTCGTTGGAAGACTTATTGCCTTGGATAATTACATAATCATCTGGCAAGAAATCACTGGCACTGGAATCAGAAGAGGCCGATACTTTAATTTCAGTCGTAACCATATCACCATTGATGTTTTCTTTCAAAGCCAAATCGGCTCCTTCAATAAGCTCAAAACCTTCCAAACCCAAAGCATAGGCGAGGTTTCTCGAAGTATATTCATAAACTTCCATCGAAGCCGTAATATCGGAACCATTCTTTACGGAATAAACGACAGTATTTCTAATACCCTGCGTCAAATCAAGATACTGGTCACTGGACGAAAACGTAAAGTTTTTAACCAGACCAATACCATGTTTTTCAGGAGTAAAGTCGAGAACGTCTGCCTTTGGACCAATCATAACAGTTGCGGCACCAAGGTTAAAGCTCTCTGTTTTTGCGCTACCTGCACCCGGCATAGTTTTATCCTTTCATAATTGATTTATATTAATTTACGATTTACATTTTAAATAATTTAATCTATAGTTTCAATAGTTTTTAATAAACTAAAATAAACTACGGAGACGATAATGGTCGAGAGGGAAGATACAGTCAGTCTTACAATCTATTTTCCAAGGTCCATATATGATTGTTTAAGAAAGAGGACAGAAATTACAGAACGGTCTCTAACCAAAGAGGCTATATATTTAATTAAACTTGGGTTATCCTATGGGTCAGAAGCCGATGTCAGGGCCTTGTCTCGGTTGATTCAACACTTACCAGAAGAAACTGGACGGCCCTAGTATTATACTTACCAAAAGGTTGTACCGTTGAAGGTTCTGTACAGGTTAATGTGCCTTTTTTCAACCAGTAATCTCTATGAGAATAAACGGTTATCTGTTTTAATGGCGCTAAAAGGTTCACAAGCCTGTTTATAATCTCAATGTGTCTAAATAAATTTTCATCTTCGAACGTAGATACCCCTACTTCAAAGGTATAATCGCAAAGGTGGGCTCCTATATTACCACAAAAATTTCTGAACAATATATAATCAATATTTTCAAGAACTTGGTCTTCAGCATGACCATCTAAGTTTTTAAATTCGATATTTTCAGATATACCCTCCGTCCGTATATCCTCCATTTTTTCAAGTAAGAATCTCATAACAGAGGTTATTGTATCTTTATAAACATCTTCTTCAACCATTTTGCAAAACCTCCTTTATAGTTCTTGTTACCTTTCTCTTTATAGAATAATTTATAAGTTGTCTCATCGCCGGAGAAATAATAGGACGCATATCGTTGTTAGATACATACGTTCCTAAAACAGCTGCTGCTCCTGATAATACTTTTCTTCTTCCAAAAAGTCTATTATAAATTTCAACCGGAACATTAATATTTGTTCTTGGAAAAGGCTCCACTCTTATATTAGCCCATTGTAAACCTGTAGCAGTAGGATTGAAGTTTCTTATGTCAATATAAGGCTGTCCAAATACTTCTGTTGGACTAGCCGATTGCAGCCAATTGTGAAGAACTTTCTTATTCGACCAGAAGCCACTGCTACGATGCTTTTTCTTCTTATATTTTACATACTTCTCACTTAAAGCTGGCCAAGGTTGTTTATTGTAAAAATGAAAAGGATTAGCATGGACCCCAACTACCTTTTCGTCCAAATACTTAAAATATCTTTCTGATTCTTTCCTGACTACTTCCTGAAGCCTTGGCTTTAATCTAGAAAATCGTTTTAACGTTATCTTTTCTACCGAATTAACGATAACGTTTCCCAGCTCAGACAACTCGTATTTTTTAGTCAGCTTTTCCAAGAACTTTTCCCCTTACATAAGCCATTACTATACCTTGAACGTGTTCAACGTGTTGTACAGTAATCTGGTCGTCTAAGAGGTCTCCGGGTCTGATTTCGGCGTTACATAACAGACGATAACGAGGCTGAGGAATTTTTAAGGAATCATCTGTATAGGCTGTAAATTCCATTGCACATTTGAACTTACCTAAGTCTTTATAACCTACGGTTTTTTCCAATTTTGTAGCCGGGTCAATTTCAGAAATTCTTCTCTTCCAAGATAATTCTGTGTCAAGAATAATTACCCCATAGGTTAAATAAATCAAATCCCGATAGTACCCTTCGGTATTATCGAAAGTAAGTGCCCAGTCGCCCTCGGCTAACTGGAATATTTCTCCATTTTTTATATTTTGAAATTTGTCTACTTTTAAAATACGACGAGCATTAAAAAAGGAAGAACTTCTTGTCTGGCTCATCGGCGGTTTCAAAAGCTGCCCCCAAAACCGTTTACCATCTTCTTTTACGAATAAATGCCTAATCGACCGGCCTACCCTATGTAAATCACCCATTAGCTTTCTCCGGTAATTGCGTCTGTTACTGCACCAACAACAAACGGAGTATAGCTTGTATAGGTAATTGTTTCTTCCCCAGTTAGATTGTTTTCCAGCTCCTCTATCTCAGCCTGAACGTCGTCGAGGAAACTATCCCAATCAATCTTATTAAGGTAACGCGTAAACTTAGAAGAACCATCGTTTTCTTCTTGATTAACACGCAGTCTTACTGACGGAAATACTTGAACTACTCCTTTTAAGGTAATAAGCCTGTTAGCACGGATATTACCTACACCATCAGACTTTAAACAATCAATAAAAGTGTTTCCGTGCTTTTGTACTAACTGAAGATAAATTTCATTAAGGTCAATGTCCTCGTCGGGAAGCTCCCCGTTATTTAGACCATAATAATTTCTAACATCTTGAGGAGAAGCATTAAAATAGAAAAAGGACGTGATTCTATATGCTTTCTTAATCGTATAAGGCTTCTTCTGATATAAGAAACTTACTTCCACAATCTGACTTTTAAAAAGTTTTCCTTCCTCTAAGGTGTTATATTCTTTAGGGATAACTATTATAATCCTATCCGTAGGAATTATTTCTCCTGTTTCAGTATCTTGACTATTTTCTGAAACAGGTTCTTCCTCTGGCTCCTCTGGAACGACTTCCTGTTCTTCGCTGGAAAATAATATGGTTCCGTCCATGGACCTTATCTTATATGTGTATTTATTATCATCAGGATATACGAAATTACCATTGACTGTAATGTCAACAGGCATCGTTAAATCTTCATCTTTAAATACATAGTCCATGAACGGATACCTTATTACTGCTGGTTAGAATTTCCACGGCTAGAAGAATTTGTGTTACCAGTCGAAGTAGATTCAATCTTTCTATTTTTGCCAAAAGATTTCATGAAAGCAGCCACAGCCTTTTCCTGATTTTCTTCGCTCTTCTTCCAGATTTTTTCAAACTCTTCCTGATTTGCGCTCTCGTCCAGTTCTCCCAACCATTCAGCTTTTCCTCTGGAAATAAGGCTGTTAATGGCTGTAGAAACAATGGCCACATAAGGCTTTCCACTCATAATATACTGTTGTTCACACAACAAATCGAGAAAAGAACCTTCTTTAAGTTTAATTAAAGCTTTTCTTTTGTAATTTTCTGACATTTAAGTCTCCTTTCTTTAATCTGGAGGTCTTCCGAAGAAGACCTCCTTCCCCCCACACTACTGTTTAGTATCATAGATAGAACGAGTATCACCGAAGACCAAACGGTATCCAGTAACTTCTGATTTAATATAGGCTGTTTTCTGATTTTTAATAGCCTTTTCAGATTCAGAAATCTGTGACCCGGCTTCAATCAGTTCCTCTAACGTTTCAGCCTTGGTAAAGCCAATCAGTTTACCAGCCGGGACGGTAGAAGACAGAGCAAATTTAATCGGAGAGAACATACCCGGAATATTTGCCGTAACAACCGGACCACCAACCTTAGCCATAGCTTCAGGCTGAGAAATATCAGACAGAGTAGGTGTAAACATCAGCATCCATTGCAGGTACATATCATAGTTACCAGCTATGGTGTCAATCGGAGCGTGTGCACCATTACCAGCCCGGTCGACTAACCAACTCAACAGAGACGGATAATCAATCTTGTTGGTCGGAGCCTGAGCGGCTTCACCGTTTATCTTCTTGTACATATCAGACTGTTTAACAATCGGAGCAGCCGGATGTACACCGTCACCGTTAATCAGAATAGTCGTAGCCAAAGCAACTTTAGACAGTTCCAACTGACGATTAATACGAGCAACATACGGAATCAGGATGTCAATTGCGGCACGACGTTCAAACTCATAAGTGAACTCGTAACCGGAACCATGCTTATACATAGAAACCATCTGTTCAGAGGTCTTAATCGTTCTCAAAGGAATGTCAGCACCCTGAGCTACATAGAAGGTACCTTCTGCGTCCTTATCAGATTCAGCGACGATTGAAACCATCTCAGTACCAGTAATAGTACGAGAATTACCTACGAGAGCAGATACATTTTCGAGATAGTCCTGATTGGTAGAAAAACGCAGAACACTGTCAACTACCTGCGGAAACAGAACTCTGGTACCCGGATAGGACTGGAAGGTTTCACCGGTAGCAGCCAATGAAATCTTCTTTGAATAGTCTTCTCTTACCGGCAGGCCCAAATAAGCCAGCGCGGCTTCGTAACCATCCAATCCAGCTGCTTTATATTTTTTACCTTCTTCGTCAGCATCAAGGTCAACTGCGAAACGCAAATAATCATCAAGTGCCAAACCATATTCTTTTGCTTTTTCTGCAAATTCGATACCGGCGTTCTGGGAATCAACACGCTTTTCAGACTTCAATCCCCCCAGAAGTTCTTTCAACGATTTTGCATTTTCTTTTAATGCCAAAATACTTTTCATCTGTTATTCTCCTTAGTGTGTCTTTACGACGATTACTTCATCGCCGTTTACTTCCCATACAGCAAGGTCAGAAGTGGAATCTGCGTCCTTTTTGACCAAACCATTTCCGGCACCGACAACTTTATCACCAACTGCAACAGCTGCCTCTGACTTTTTAAAAGCCATACCACCGATAATTTTTACTGCACCGACTTTAATGCCTTCAACCTTGCGGTCTTCGACATTTTCCAAACGACCAAAAATCAGGTCTCCGTCTCCGGCAAGTTTAACCGTATTAGAGGCCGTGCTATCCTGTACAACAGCCAAACCAACGTGCTCTTCTTTAATGCCATTAGCCAGAATAAACGTAAGGTCATTGGCAGGTACAGTATTTTTTAATGTAACGCCCTGATAAGCCATTATAATTCTCCTTAACGAACTTTATATACCGAGAAGTCAACACCACTCTCGTTATTGTTAATACCTCTATCGGCTCCGGCAGAAACGCCATTAACCGGAATATTTGCTAACGTAAGATGAGCTTTTTTCAAAAGTTCAGCCTTACCTTCAGTGTCTTCCGGAATAGTGTCGGATAAACCGGCCGCAACCAATACCTTTTTAATCTCTTCATCGAAAGAAGCTTCAACACCTTTCAGGCGTTCAATTTCTTTCTTTGAATCAGCCAATTCGGTTTCTAATCTGGCCTTCTCTTCAGACAAGGAAGCTTTCTCTTCTTCCAAAGCAGCTTTAGCATTCTCAGCTTCATTTTTAGCTGCCTCGAGAGCCGCCTTCTCTTGTCCTAGGGAAGCCAAGGAAACCTTCATGTCCTTCACCTCGTTTGACAGAGGCTCAGTGGCCGCCAAAATGGCAGCTTTTAACTCTTCTGGGTTCATTTCTACTTCCTTGTTGTAAATTGTTGAACACAAATTAAATACGCAGAGGTCTTTTTTAACCCCCTTCTTTGTCAGAGTAATAACTGGTGAGTTTTTATCTGACATTGCCATCTGGTACATACTATCAAGGATTTTTGCGTGTTTAGCAGCTCCCCTAGTTACCAAAGACAATTCTCTAACTGATTCCACTCCCGGGACTATTACATGAGCGTCATCTTTGCCCATAACTGCTCCGCATTCGGGACAGGTTCCGGTAATGAAATCAAAAAGGTCTACGTCATTATCTAAGAAGTCTTTATTACATTTATTACATAGAATTTTCTTCGGCATAAAGCTGTAAGAAACTTCGTCGATTATACCATTATCTACATCAGATATAATTTCGGGATGATTTGTACTAACACCGAAGAGTGTATAAAGAGCAGAATGTCCTGTATTCTGTTCATCTACTAATTCTGCATAGAAAACTCTTCCTGTTGGCAAAACCTCTTGATTGTGCATTGTCTGTAGAGTAACAGTATTAAGGGGGTCATTTACCAGATTTAACATATCGACAAGAGCCTGTCTTTCTAAGATACCCTTATCATATAAGGTCCCTTGATGGATAGGTTCTGTAGAAATACCTCTAGCCTGATAAAAGACAATTTTATTGAGGTCAACATCTGTCCCACAACGGGCCATTACCTCTTGTCTCATTTTTTCTGTTAAAGTTACTCTCTTAGCCATAATTTTACCCTTTTGTCATAAAGATAACATTTTAAATAATTAATTCAATAGTTTTTTTTAAACTATTAATTTAAGTCTTTCCCCTTCTGTTGGTCTTTAGTCGTCTTGTTGCTATTTGACTTTGCCATATCTCCACCTTCAGCTGTTAAACTCCTTCCAAGAGGGTCAGTGTTTGAAGTGGTATCCGTTGTATTCATTTTATTAGACTGGAAATTAGTTCCTGACAACTGAGTAATTTGTCCGGTCGGAACTCGGTCATTCATTAAAAGGTGAAAATCAAGGTCGGTTATAATACCAAGAGAGAGCTGTTCCAGTAAACGAGCCTGTCTCATTGTCAGTTGATTTTCCAATTCAAGTTCTGGTCTAAGGTCAACTCCCTTTGAATACATAACAGCCTTTCCATCAAAACCGGACATACGCAAAGCCAGTGTAAATATTTCTTCAAGAAGATGGTCAATCGGTTTATTTAAAGCTGCTGCGTTGTCTGCAAAAACTTTAGCCTCGACAGATGCTGTATTTACACCTGAAGAACCGCGGCCGAGTACGGCACTTACGACCTTCATTGCGGCTTGGTTCTGGGCATTCAGTGTATCAATTACTTCTGCAATCTGTAAAGAACTTCCCGGACCTTTTTCATTCAGCATCTTAGCTTGAACAGCGTCAGTGTGGGCAATAGGATATTGAGGCTTAATACTGGCAAAAGAATTAGCAATAGTATTAACAGTGCTATTTACATATTCTCTATACTTATCTGGGTTAGCCTTAATTTCAGCGGGCATATTGTTTTTTATAATTTCTTCCATCACCGTTAAATCAATGCGTGGAAAGCCTGTTATATTCATAATCCGATACAGGTCATTAATTACCTGTTGTCTGGCGGCGATAACGTTTATAGCACTTACAAAAAAGGAATATGTATAAGGACTTGTCGGGTCTCTACGGAAAAAGGCTGTGAAGAACGTAGGAATATCAAGGCTCACTTCTTCACCTGATTCATCAGTCTTCTGAATCGGTTTATATTCCCCATTTTTATTTTCTGCCCATTCAACGAAATGCATATCGACATTTCTGATTTCTTTTGGGAGCAATGTTTTATCAAACACCAATTCGGCTCCAACAGCTCCTCTTAAAAGACACATATACTTTAACTCTTCTCTTAAAGAACTAAGAGAAGGCTTCATTTGATAATTTAACGTGTAGTCGTTTCTAAAAGTAATCCTATTAATAAGATATTCAAGGGTCTTAGTTCCTTCTTGACTTATTTCTCCCTCAGCGTCAACCGCATAATAGACCATTTTTGTATCAGATACAGTTAAAAAAGCATTTACCGCTGCGGAGCAATCAGGGTCTTGCCGAAAGAGGTTTTGTAAAAGTTCGTTTGAATCTTCACTAACCCTTGTATCATAAAGGTCTTCAATATGCTCCATATAATCGGGAGCAGTTAAAGTGCTGGCACTTCCGCCGGGGCGGTAAGTATCAGTATAAGCATTACCGTCAGTCTTTGCCTTTTTAGTTGGAAGTATAAACTCAAATAATGAACTGATTCCTGCCATAATCTTCCCTAATACAATAACCTGTTAGTTGAATAGCCGCTCATATAGCCACACAGGTTAGACCTATCCTTCATCTTATCCTTATTTTTATAATTTTCTTCTGGACCTGTCAAGCTAATTATTGCTCTGTCTTCATTTTTTAGACCTAGACCGGCTACATATTTTATCTGTTTGGCTAAAAGAGCATATCCAAGCGCATGAAAATAGTGGTCATTCCCGTTCAACTTTACCCACTCAGGTTGTTTTCCGGGAACATCTTCTCTGGCCATGTCTTGTAAATGCTCGGTGATTAATTCTTCTTGGTCATAATAACCGTAAAAATCAATCTCTCCGTTCACTATCTTAGACTTAACTGCATCAAGGGCGTGGGTACGGTTGCACATATAGAAAGATACCGCTTTATCTTGTTCGTGTTTAGGCTCAGCAATCTTCTGGCCTCCGTAAACTACTGGTTGGATACGGCCCTCAGTCATATCTCTAATATCATTTGATAAAGGAGTATAAGGATAACGGTCGATAGCTCCGGCAACAATATTGTACTTCTTATCCAATTCCTTTACTTTACTCAACAGTTGGTCGTAAATAACCCTAATAAAGGCGAAGGCCGCCCCGTCTGTGTAAAGGACTATATGGCAGGTTAGGCCTTCATCTATACCTATATATACAGGTTTATCCGGCGAAACTTCCGGAACTACCTGCGATTTAAAGCATTTCTTAATCGCCTTAACGTCAATACGAGCGTCTCCCTCTTTATATTCTTCTCCAAGAACCGTATTATATCCGCGGCGGATTTGACCTCTTTTTATACAATCGGCCATTGTCATTACCAAATATTTAATAGACAACAAATTGGTACTAAATGGACGAATCTGGTATCCTCTGTGATGTTCTCTGGACGGATAGGTGGGAACCCATTCCCGAATAGCGTCATCAGATAAATCAAGCGGATGCCGACACTTTTTGCATACGACGCAAGAATTGTCGTAATCTAATCCTACGGCTACGTCCTCTTTTATATCTGTAAGTCTTTGGATAAACTTTGGTAACTTAGGAATATATACGGATTCTAGGTCATAAAGAGGTACCTGCCATTCGTTACAATGCGGGCATTTCACAAAATATTCCCGTTGGTCAGAAGAATTATAATCAGCTGAGATACCGAAGTTTTCAAAGGTAGGGGTGGAAAAGCTTTGTTTAATTTGATAGACGGACGCTTGAAGTCTGGAATTAGCCAAGGCATAAAATTCTGATGTTCCCAAATCAATTTCGTCATTTAAAATCATGTCTACCGGCGTAGATGTAACATCGGATTCGGAACCGCCGGAAATATATAAGAAAGATGAGCCTATCTGAAGAATATTATTATTTCTTATATCACCTTGTCCCGGAAAGTCCGTATCAAAAATAGGGCGAATACGAGGAGCACTGTTATTATCTTTCAATATCTTAGTCGGAAAAGTATAAAGAACGCGGGTTCCGGGGTTCATTACCATAAAACCAAGGGCTTTACGAATCTGACATTCAGTCATTCCGATTTGGGATAACTTCTTACAACAAAGGTTAGGGTGCATATCAGCCAATACGGCTCTCTGATAACCTCTATTCTTCAAAGAAAACGGTCCCCCGGCTAAGGTTGTATTATTACAAACCCATTCGGCCATATCAGAATCGGTCTTTTGTCTTATGACCTTTTCTGCTAAGGCTTGAAGATAAGGATTATTTGAGAAGACGTATTTCATTTTACCTCCATTTTAGCACAGCCTAAACCTATTTTTTAAAATAGTCAACTTTTCTATTGACAAAGTATTTTATATAAGATATAAGATAATCGAATCCAAGAATAGCTAGTCAGTTAATAACAGTTTGACGCATGAATCATTAAACACCTACATATTATTTTTCTTAATTAGTTCCACCGAAACCTCAGTTGAATAAACTGAGGTTTTTTGCTTGACATTTACAAAAATATATCGTAGACTACCACCACTTTACACAACCTAACATACCATAACATTTAGGGAGGGATTATGGAAGTTACTGATAGAGATAAACGCATAAGCATTGAAAGCTTTGCCAAAAGGGTCGGTGTTTCTTACCAAACCATTTACCGCTATATAAAGAAGGGTTCATTAGTTCCCCGAAGAACTTTAGGAGGAAAGGTATATTTTCTACTTACAGACGTAGAACTTTTTAAAAACCATACTTCTTCAGAACCTTTAATTTTAAACGGAGAATCGATCCATGGCTCAAAACAATAAATATCCTGATATAAATTATGAGACCGTTTTTAAGATTTATTCTATAGGATTAGAGATTAAAAAAAACCCTAAGTATGTAGTCGAATCTCCATATTCAGAACCTATCAAAAAGTCTCTCAACCTTATTTTCCCGCCGGTTAGTATTAACACCGGAGAAAGTTCGTCAAAGGCAGACCTTCCTACCATGACAAACTTAGACCTGAAGACAGAAATAATTAATCTGTACTGGCAAACTAAAGAATTACTTAAATCCAACGAAATAGACGATAAAGACAAAGCTTCTATCCAAAGAACAGCAACCACCCAGCTGGAGAAGCTGCTTACGTTGGCGGAGAGAGCAACAAATCTGAATCAAATGCGGGAATTTGAATCCAAAGTCTTGAAGATTCTAAAAAAGGTTCTTCCTGAACAAAGAGAAATGTTCTTAAGAGAACTCGCAGAATCGGAAAGTAGAGAAGAATTAGGTACAGAACCGGGGACAGGGTTAGGTACAACGAAGGTTATTGAAGAGGGGAAATATAGATTATGACAGGTAATACTTTAAAACTAGCCAAGGACTTAGCAGAAGAGAAAGAAAAAATCTCCCAAAACATAACTCTTTTCCCGAATAAGGACCTTTTCAAGAATAATGCCCCGCTTCTTTGGCAAAAAGGGCTTCCGGTAATACCGTTACGCCCTCGCGGCAAGGAACCGATTCCGATAAACTGGACCTCTTATAAGGACAAGATGCCGCTTCCTCAGGAACAAGACCACTGGCTAAACAATTTCCCGGACAGTAACATAGGATTGCCATTAGGACCGCAGTCGGGATGTGTTGCCATTGATATTGATACCGAGAATAAAACACTTATTAATATAATCAATGAAATCTGTGGATATTCTCCTTGGGAACGTGTCGGACAAAAGGGAAAAGTTCTCCTTTATAAATATAAAGGAGAGAAACCGTTTAAAATTAAAGACGTAGACGGTCACATGATTTGTGAATGTCTATCTTCCGGCAACCAAGTGGTTCTACCACCGTCAATACATCCCAAAACACAGAAGCCGTACGTTTGTAATCAACCGATTACAGAGGTTATACCTTATCTGAAACCTCTTCCGGAAAACCTCGAATCCATGTTAAGGAACGCTTTCCAAGATTACGGAATTACGCTGTCTCACGCAGGCTGGACCAGAACTACGGATTACGTTTCTCAGGGAAGCCGTGACGTAAAGATGACCACGATGGCAGGCTTCTATGCAAATGCAGTAACCAGAGGGGAGTTATCGCTGCTGGAAGCAATAGACCGTATGTATGTATGGAAAACCTGCTGTGTTGAGAATGTGGCCGGAGACGACATTGACATCGAGAAAGGTGTCCGCAACCTCATTCAGTTCCTGATTCAGGATGTTGTAGGCCCGAAAAATAAACCGCTTCCTCTCGGATGGGATACCGGACTTACCGAGGAACAGAAAGAAAGCTGGGGTCTTAAATTCGATGCCGAACATAACGAATGGTCAGTAGAACAACTAAAAGATTATCTCAAGACCGAGTTTGAAAAATACGAAGATGAAGGAGCCATTCAAAGGATTTCAGCTATAGAATATGTTCTACGCAGAATCAGTCGTTCTCCGCATTTAACGTCCTTAGAAATAGATACGGTCTTCACCTACATAAAACAAACTAACAGTAAAACTATTCAGGTTCCTAGCCTAAAGAAACGTCTACAGGAACTGCGACGGGGAGAACTGGAGGGAATTGACCACACGGAAATAGCCAGAGCCGTGCTGGAAGACCTGAAGAGAATAGGAGAAGTTCACTTCTGGAATGATAAATTCTGGCAGTATAAGGGCTCCAACTGGGAAGTATTGTCTGAACAGGAAATACTTTGTTTAGTAGCTAACAATTACGGGAATCTTCCTGCTGCAAGAAAGGCTCACGACCATGCCGGGGTTTTGAAAGTATTAAAGTCAATTGTCCCTCAAACTGACCTGAATAGTAGAAAAATACAAGGTGTTAATTTCGCAAACTGTTTCGTAAGCAGTGACGGAATGACCTTTCCTCACGACCCTTCCTTCGGGTGTACCTATACGCTGCCCTTCAGATATGTGCCTGAGCTTGTTGACCATCATCCTAGATTTGATAAGTTTCTGGAATCAATTTGGGGTATGGAATTGGATTTTGAAGCGAGAAAGAGAGCTCTTCAGGAAGCGATGTGTGCAACCTTCTTCGGAATGGGGCCCTCATTTGCCAGAGCCATTCTTCTCTATGGTATTGCGGGCTCGGGTAAATCTCAATTATTGGAAATAGTTAAACACTTACTGCCTAAGGAGGTTATTTCGTATGTAACTCCCTACAAGTTTGAAGATAAATTCGAAGTAACGGAATTATCCAAATCCCTTTTAAACATTTGTGGCGAGTTAAACGAATCGCAACCGATTCCGGGAGCAAGTTTTAAGTCGATTATTGACGGAAGTACCTTAGACGGCCAGTACAAAGGAAGACCGATATTTTCCTTTACGCCGATGGCGACGCATTGGTTTGCCAGTAACTACCTGCCAAAGACAAAGGACGTATCGGAAGGATTCAATAGACGATGGCTCATTCTTACGTTCAACCATGCGGTTAAAAAGAAGGATAAAGTCCGCAACATTGGTGAAACAATAGTCGCTGAGGAGAGAGAGGGCATTGCCGCATGGGTTATCTCCTGCGTTAGAGAATTGGTAGAGCAAAGAGATTTTACTTTACCAAGCAGCCATCAACAGATAATCAGGGAGATGGCCAGTGAGAATGACTCAGTTTTTTTCTACCTGACCTCGGAGGAGGGACCGAGGAAGACGGAAACCGGGAGCGGCTCAGTATTGGTAAATTCTCTGTACGAAAAATACACGAGCTTTTGCTGTGCGACTATCCGTGCAAGGCCTGTGGGGTTGAGAGGCTTCTTACGGAGGCTGACCGAATTAGGCAACTTTATGGGCTTTCAAGTCGATGGCTTGATGGTGAATGGACTCACAATGGACAAGACGACGGGTGCCCGCTTGCAGAGCGACCTATGAGTTTGCCGGAAGAACAAGCAACTGAGCCCCTAGGCAAGGCAGAGAAAGCTATCGTATATGTTCTTGAGGGTAAAAAAGTCGACGCAGAAACTTATAAGAGAGCCAAAAGGCTACGCAAACGAGCCGAGATTCAGGACCGGAAACGGGTAAAAAAGTATCGAGATAGAGGAATCTTTTCATAAATACGCCGAAATGAACCAAAATCGGTCAAAATCGGTCAAAATCGGTCAAAAAAGGCCATTCTGTGTGAAAAAATCACACAGAATGGCCTTTTTCTTACACTTTTTTGCAAATAAATGCTAAAAACCGCAAAAAAGCCTCTTTTTTAGTAATTTATTGCAAAAAAGTGTATTGAATGACCTCTTTTCCCGCTGATATGTGCAAATTTTTTGCATATATGGTCGCATACACAATCATATATATGTTCGTGTATGCGACCGTCATCTGCCTCCGCGACCGCATACACGACCGGAGGAATGCATACGTCGAGAGCGTTCGAGCTCTTCCAAATACCGGTATATGCCTTCCCAATCAATAAATTCTTCCTTCTCAGAGTTCCACCAAGGAACCGTTATTTCTCTGGTTTCACCCTCCCGAATGCCACGCAACTGCGGCTCTATTATTTCCCTGTTCATTTTCTCATGGTCTCGCCTGACCATTATTACCAAGTTGGTAAATTCATTGCTGCCGCCACCGCCTAGCGGATGCTTGTGGTGAACATCTAAAAAAGAAGGGAGCTCTTTCCACGGAATGAGCCCCTTGTAATATAACCAGTGAAGAAATGCTTTCTTAACACGATTCTTGAAGAAGGCACGCTCCTCTTTTTGTTTAGTTGAGTTTTTGGTATAGGTTATCTGTTTGAAGTTATGTTTAAGATTTTGTGCGTTTTGATTTTGGCTGTTGCCTGCTATCATCGAATCCATTTGTTGTTTCTCCCTCCCTGTTCTGGTCAACTCTCCTGTTAAGATTCTAGTTCTGGTTAAGATTCTTGTCAAGTTTATGTCGGCTTTTGCGTTCGTGTTCGTGGTCGTTCCCCTTGCTGAGAACCTCAAAAATGAAAACGAACGTGACCGCGAATGCGACCGCGAACACGAAAGTGACTGCGCTCGCGCTCGCGCTCGCGCTCGCGGTCCTGTCAGGTGATAGGCAAGTTGGTAGGTTGTGTTAGGTGGAAATGGTTTTGGACGGGGAGTTAAAATCTGAGCCTGTTCTCCGCCACCTTTTTATTCTCCTATATAAAAAGCCTGTACCCCTTCCCGGTTCCCTCTGCCGTCCCCGTTCCCGTCGCCGATTCCCCCGCCCGATTCCCCTTGTTAAACGTTGTCCCGGTTTTTTCCCCCACGGGCTAACCCCCTCCCCCCTCGTCTGCATATATAGCGCGCGCGGGCGCGGGCGCGGGCGCGTATATCTTATAATAAGTTTAATATAAAAAAAGAATCACGCAAAAACAACGACTTACTGAAAAAAGTGTATTTTTCTCAAAAAAAGTATAAAAAAATAGTTGACAAGTAATAAATTAGCTTATATATAACGGTTATCACCTGCCGGGGTGGTAGTTATAGCACATTGTGAATAAGTAAATTTTATGCAAACCGCGCGGGGGTTGCCGCCCCCGCGTATCGGTAATACCTGAATATTGCCTAAATCAAAGATGTTCTAACGTTAGAACATTAAATAAACATATAAACATATAAACCAATTAAAAGGAGTCATCAATGTTTACATTAACCATTTACACAATATCATTTATAACCATATACGCCGCTATATGCGGGCTTGTGGAATCATTAAGAAAATAACAGCTATTAACATTTATATAAGGAGTCAAAATCATGTCTATCAAACATATTAATCAATCGTCGCAACCTTTACACAAGCCGGATTATAAACCGTTAAATGAAAACAACGCCCGTAACGTTCGTTTATCAAACGACTTTACAGGCGAGCCGAAGGAAGTAATTTTATCATACTTAAAAGAGGGTTACAACGCCTATTTAAGAGAAACAAACGCAGAAAACAAAGCCGGATTAGCTGGACTTGCCGTTGTAAAATCAATTTTTAAAGCCCGTCTGTATTATTCGACTTTTAATAAAAAGATGGATGAGAAAAATTTTAGAAAGCATATAATCTTACATTTATTTAAAATAAGCGCGGATATTCGCAACCATCCACAAAAATCATCCATCTACGCTAAAATTAAAGCGGCGTTAAAATTAATCGAATTAAACCATGATATTATTAAAGAGTCTAACATAATAGGCACGCCCGCCGCGGCTATTGCAGAAATAACGGATAGTATTTTTGCAAACTATGAAAGTTTGCGCGGTTTGTATGACGCTCTTAAACCGGAAAAACAGCCGAAGCCGGGCACAAGCGACGAATCAGAATCTAGCCCGGAATCAGAATCTAGCCCGGAATCAGATTCAGAAACAGAAACGGAAAATAGCCCGGAATCTGTATCACTTCCGCCGGAAGTAGTACTAATGCAAACAGCGAGCGAATTTATAACCGCGTTTGAAAATGTCGTTAAAATTTACGGCTATAGTGAGGCGGTTACGATGGCGGGCGACGTTATAGAAGTAATAACGCAAGCATACCAGAAAATACAAACAACCGAAAAGTTGGCCGCCTAACCGGGCAGGAATCCGGGACTTGTTCCAACGTTGGAACAAGTCCCGGGCGGGATTCTCTTTTTTCTTCTTTATTTTTATATATTAAATGGCCGCTTAAGATGGCGCGCGAAAAAGTTTTGGAATCATATTAAGGGATTCCGAAAAAGTTCCAACGTTGGAACAAAATTGACTCCGTGTTCCAACGTTGGAAAATTGACAAATTTTGTCGATTTTAGACTGTTAGACATTTTCTTGACAGAAGAAAGGGCGGAATTTCGTCCACACCCCGTCTATGCCAGATAGACAAATGAGTTCCCCGTCTCAAGCACTTTCACAGTCTAGACAAAGAGCCACTTTTTAGACTGAAACGTATCATTTTTACTATATGAGGAGAAAATAAAATAAACCATTGAAAAACCAAGAAAAAACATCTGACAAATTAGACAAATGAAACTTATACAATAAAATAAGGACCCGCTTTTTTTTAACCACTTGAACATTATTAGAACGCCGCTGGAGTAGTTTACATCTAACCCATTGTTTTTATATATTTTGTCTAAAATAGATATTTTTTTTTTTTTAAGATTCACGGAAAAAAAATAAGATAAATATACCCTATGGGGTATTTATAAAAAAATTCTATATAGAGACAATTTAAAATAGTCTGTCAACTCAAAAAAAAACTAGACAAAAGAGTAAAAACAACAACTTGGTCAAAGATGGTGGAATAATTGTTCTATCTTGGTTCTAGTTTTTTTCATTTTTCTGTCCAAAAAAGGTAGAATAATACCTTTTTTTCAAAATTCCGTCTCTTTGTCTAGGGAGGGAATAAAACTGAGTACTTTTTCCGGCGACAATTCCATCCAGAATCCGGACCAGATTCCGGACCAGATTCCGGACGAGATTTGGAAACAAAATCCGGAATCAATTTGGGGAGAAATTTGGGAAAAGATTCCGCGCTCATTTTAAGATTGTTCCAACGTTGGAACAACCTAGCAAACAAACCGTGGTAAACAAACCGTGGTAAACAAACCGTGGTAAACAAACCGTGGTAAACAAACCGTGGTAACACAACTGAAAGGAAACAAACGATGGTAAAGAACCTATCTGATTTAATCGTGAAATATGCCAAACAAAACATGGCCGTAAAGCTCGAATTTGACCTCTTTGAGAAACGTCCCCGCCTCAGTGTCTTTTCTAAAGATGGTAAAACCTCCAAAATTTTAGCTGTGAATAACATAAGCCTACTTTCAGGTAGGGGGGTACCAGAAAGGACAGTATATGCAACCACTGTCTAAAAAAGCGGGGTTAATGACTGGGTTAATGACTGGGTTAATGACTGGGTTAATGACTGGGTTAATGACTGGTTTAATAACCATTTTATTGACTGGTCTAA